TTTGGCATGGTAGACGTCTGCCCCCCCATCATTTTTGGCATGGTAGACGTCTGCCCCCCTCTCATCATGGGCACAGACTGTGTGGACATGGACATCTGACCCCCACTCTGACGGCGCCGCTTAGTACGATTTCTCTTTTTACGACGGCCACCAGACATAGTAGAAGTAGTACTCGTTCTATTATTCATCGGACCCATTCCAGGTAACGGACCCATTCCAGGCAACGAGGGGAGGGTAGAACTAGAGTTCATTTATACTTATATATGAGATTTTTCGCGTGTCTTTGAGAGAGAGTCTCGGAATTTTTCCGAGCCGAATTACCCCCACGAGAGTCTGAATTCTTTCCAGGTCATACACGCCTGCAAAATGTACGAGAAAATCACTCGGACACCACAATTTTTTACCAGGAAGACCCTGTAAATAGGAATTGAACCGTGTGTGGTCAGAGGTTATTTCCACATGTTTTAGGTCCATTGGATTCTGTTCCAGCAATTTAATAATGGCTGCGTTTTCCCACCATATATGATACAAGAGGTCTGTCTGCTCTCCCACACGCCTCCAAAAGTCCCGGAGCCAGAGGGAATTACGCATAAACATATTTCCAGAATTCAAATGGCCACAAGAATCCACCGTCATCAGCATATCCTTCGTTGCGGGAAAGTAAGGAAGAATATGTTCTTCTATCGAGAGAGCCGGGTTCGTTATGAGAACGTCAGCATCGGAAAGCCAGAGTAGCGCTCCATCCGGAAGTTTAGATAATTCAGAAAGGACAAAGGGTACCTTGGACCATGGAATCGGGCGATTCCTATCCCAATAGGTTTCACCACCCTCTGTATACGTGTATCCATGTCTTCCTGCGTAGAGCCTCTTAGACTGCAAACAATCCTGTAGGGCCTTACAGAAGTCATGGCCAATTGATAGTGTAAGTATAGTCACCATACTAATCGGCCATATACATTTAAGTTTAAACCGCTCGCAACAAAATTTGAAGCCTAGAGTGGTCTGTAGCCAATATGAACGATGACATTTTCCTATAGGAAAAATACGGCCGGCCTCTACGTTTGCCCCCATTGTAATGTTACGAAGAAAAACCAGAACACCATGCACTATCATTTGAAGAAGCACGAAAGTCGTTTGCCATATGAATGTCCCTTTTGTAAGAGGGAGTTTCTTCACGCATCCACATTGGAATTACACCGTCGCGCTCAACATAGCAAGGAGGATGAAAAACTAATGAAGTGTAATATGCCTGGATGTGAATTCAAGGGCACATTAACAAAGGCAAATCTGCTCATACATTTTATCCGAAAACACTGCGCAAAAGATGCACATGCGCTCTTAAATGCCGGTGAGTCCGGAAATACATGTAGGGTTTGTGGAAAGAACACGAAGTCCACGACAGCATTTTATTATCATGCGTTGTCGTGTATTGATATAAAGGATCTAGATACTGCGCGACGTTTGAAGGACTTGCAGGCGCTTTAGAAATCTCTCGGAAATTCCTTGTCCTCTCCGTCATGCCAATTTGTGCTTTCTGTACGCCCAATCATTCGGTAGTAAGGATTAAAGTCCTTCGCAGAATCGGAATCGTGAAAATGTTTCGTCATCAGAGAATACTCCTTTTCGTACTCTAGCGGAACAACATCTAAAAATGCATGATTCGTGTTTCCCCAACTTTTTCCGTCATATAATCCATATAATTTGTCATAGTATTTTTTAGGGAAATGGAAAATTGTATCAGTAACCATTGGATTTCCATCTGGTGTTCGTATATTTAAGGTCCACATGATGAACGGGAATTGGACGGTCGGTGTGCTAGGATTATATTCGTTGATGAAACGCTCCTTTAGAAATAAATCCGTCCGTAAAATCATTAGCGCATCATACATATCGAGGTTATCTTTCAACATGTCTAGCGAATCTTTTATCAGCATTCGTTGAGAGGCGAATTTTGTTGTGTGAAATCGCGAATCTTTCACATGGTTTCCGTACCATTCTAGAAGGTCTTTATCAAACTGTGTATGGTAACTGTCTATGTATATGTCCACCTTGTAGGCGAGCGATTCTATGCGCCGTACCAATGCCATATGTGTAACACAGGCCTCTTTTTGCTCGTTATAGGATTCAGACTTACCGTCATCCCGATTATTTTGATTCCCCTTTCGGAATGCCTCTCCGCGTATGATAAGAGCGAAACGTTTTAGAGGAGGAGTCGGCTCTTCGTTCTGGAATCCTTCACAGGAACGAATGTAGTACATAAGTAATAGACATGCGATAATAAGTATTATATAATACGAAGAATGAATCTTCTTCATATTATATATTGTGAAAATGTCGCAGCAACCTCAATCATCCTTTATAAATGTTTGTGTGATTGTGAGCAGATTTTTCAGATGATAGCCGAGAGCACCGAATCCCGCAATAAGAAGCAACTCATACGCCGGACGTTCCGTTTTCTTTCCCAGATATCCAATATATATCAATAGGGGTGCGATAAGACCCGCATGGAACACGTTTATCCAGGCAGAGGCCGACCTCGCCATAATCCGTATGGCGGCCTTGGCCCCATGATACACGAGAAGCACAATACCAAGGCCAAACAGCACATGGTATACCCATTCTGGAGTCGCTGCGCGCTGGAATCCTACAAATAGGAAGAGGGGAACCACGAGTGCTATATGAAATACGGCGAGAAGTAGATGAATGTCCATATCTGCTAATGCTTTCGTAAAATATGATACAAGGTGGACGCCGCATGCTCTAAGGCCCCCTCAATCCAACACTGATGAACACTGAACGATTCGCCGCAGACGAACCACCCTGGCCGTTCTTTCGGAAAGGGGTGACTAGCCCGACGACTTTCCGCATACGGGTCATATGCACCGGGTCGCCAATAGGTTACGCCGTGAGGCCAAGGATAGGCCTTTACAAACAGAGGGTCAGGAATGTTCCGGTCACCAAACAGCACTCGAAGATCCTCCACGAGTTTTTTACCGAGTTTCCTTTCACCGTCCTGTTCGTCTAAAATGCGCATAAGAGGTTCAGCATCTTCCGAATCTGTGTAAGAAATCTGTATGGAGCCGTTTTCTATACTCTGTGGTATGATGAATCGGGGTGTCTGGGCCGTGACAATTTTCGGTAAATCATGAAACCACAGTTTCTTGTTTGGACTCGGTGGAAAGACCGCAAAGACACGTAGAAGCGGCCTCATGACGAGATGGTTGAGTGTCGCCCAGTCCTTGAATACAGTGAGCCGTTTTATGGCCTCTAGCGGAAGCGCGAATACGAATTTCGGGGAGTCCAGAACTACGTCAGGGCGACTCTCCCCCTCGGACGGAGGACCTTTCTTGAAAACGGCATGGGTTGTGTCCTGCATTTCAAGGAGTTCGTGTTGTGTGAGTAGAGTCCCACCCCGTTTCAAAAAATCGGTTTGCATTCTTGCAACGAGTTCCGAGAGACCTTCCTTGCACACCACATACTTTTCGTTCGGTCCAAACTCCTCTCGGAATACTTGGAGTGCTAAGTCCGCACGCAAAGTGGAGAACTCTGCGCGATAAGGGTAGCGATTCAAAAAGGTCTCTAGGGTCGCCGGTTTCACAAACCGCCTCAAAAGAGCCTGAATTGTCGTTTGGCCCAGAGTAGGCTCGGGAAGATGCTCAAGAGGCTCCAAGAATATCGCGCGGCATTCGTCAAATAGGGGGGGCTCTATGGGATATGCACCGGACTCTTTGTACTGACTGAAGCCCTCTATAGGCACCGTCGTCAGCCCGTATTTTTTAAAGAGTCCCATGAGAAGTTTATGCTTCATAGAAATCCTTGCACCCCCCTCTTCCCACTGATATTGGACACCGTTCACCGTTCCCTTATACGTAAAGGCGCGTCCCCCAATGAATTTATACTTATCCACAAGACAAATACGCCTCTTCGGTTGCCGTTTCGCCAATTCCACGGCCGCATAGAGACCCGCCATTCCAGCACCTATGATTACAATATCGTAGGTGTTGGAACTCATCCCTATTCTTTGGGAGAAAATCACGCAAGTTCCTCGCCATTCAGAAGTCTCGCAACATTCGCAAGAATGGTCTCCGTGCTCGTAGAGGAAAACTTCCCCATAACCCTCTTGTTCTTTACAACAAGAAAACTGGGAATACTGCGAATTTGACAGTACCCAGGAGTGTAGTCGTTCTGGTCCACGTCACATTTCAGCCATTGTACTCCTTTCAGACCCTCCTCCAACTCTGCCGTGCGCACGGAGCGACAAGGACCACACCATGTCGCTGTGAAATAGACGACGGTGGCTTCGGGAGGCTCAGGGATTTCGTCCGTAGGGTCTGCGCGACCAATAAGCACTTCAAACTCTTCTTGAGTCATTAGATACTTCATTCTATTTTAGAATAGTCCCTATTGTTTAGACCTTATTAGGCCAAGAGTGATTCCTGTGAGGGCAATGAAGCCAAGTCCTTGTAAAAATAGGGGGGACATGTCTCCTCCGCCATTCTGTGCAGGGAGTCCGTCGAGAATTGTGGATAGGGAGGGGAGTTGTCCTTGGGATCCGCCGGACAACAGCCCATAGCCGGCCGGCGCAACATCTTTCCTTGCAAATAACGTGGCAGCCAATGATACAGTCAAAAGACCTGCACCCAGGTAGGAAATATAATTCCCGATATCGGGGTTCGAATCAGGTAGTATATATTTCAGCATCTGCCCCGACCCGGCGAATGCCGTAAATAGGATGTTCAGTTTCGTTAATGTTAATGTCCATTCTCCAGCCATTCCACCAGCACGACCTTCAGCCCCACCGAGTGGTATGAACTCATAGTCCAGCATGGAATAATATCCAATTTCGTATCCTGTGGCCGCCTGTATTATATCAAAAATATACCACGGACCCAATCCTGCTACCCAAAATAGCCAATTTCCTTGTATGGCAAGAGGCAAATACGGGAGTAGAACAATCATGAGTAAATAGGAAAGAGGCAGAGAGATCGCTTTCGCCGCCGCAACTGCGGGCTGGTCAACCATATAGTGATTGAGCCCAAGTTGCCCAATTCCTGGACAAGCGGCCAGAAAGGCAAGAAGATACCAGCCGGTCGATGACCCTGAATCAAACTTGACACCTTGAGAAATTAGTTTATCAAAAAAATTAGAACCTATCTTTGGGTCACTATTTCCGTTCATCCTCCTATAACGCCCAACGAATATTTAGATCTTGAAAAGAAGCCCACCGAACCCATTAACAATTCGTAAAATGTTGTGGTTCGTTGTATAAATCCGAATATGTGCATTACCACGTATAGGAACATATCTCGGATCTGACTGGTCAGTTAGCGTGGAGGGCGGATCTGGCCTCAAAGCAATCTGTAGATTCATCGAATCAATGCGACTAGCGTTCAATGAACCCGACGGCTGAAGTTCCTCGGGACGAATTGCGAACGAATAGCAATAAATAAATGTGTCTGTCGGAACGTTCGTATGGTATTGATACGGCTGCACAAGTCGGAAATATCCTGCGTCGCGAACCTCAAACCGGTCGTAGCCGTCTAATTGTAAGAGAGCCTGTTGGAGCATATTTATTGAATTGTTACCGGACTCTCCCAGAAATGTAGATAGGGGTGAATAGTTGAACCAGTCATTCACTGTAGTCATACAGTCCCGCTGAATAATCCAGATGATTTCTCGTAAAGGGTGATTGAAATCGAGGGACACCATTGCCGTAGTTGTCTTGTCAGGAATGCTTATATTTGGTGTATATTGAATCTGTTCTATAAGATATTCATGCGAATTGGAAACAAATCTGCGACGTTCCTCTGTGTCCAAATTTACAAAGTCTCCATACAAACGGAGGTCTATAATTTTGGCTGGCTCGAGTTCTGGGGGATTTGCACAGGCTGCATTATTAGAGCAATTCGTGTCGTAGAATTGTATGAGTTGTGATAGTGGCCTGAGTTTCAAATTGAGTCGTATGGGGTGATATTGTAGAGCCAAGAGGGGAAGATATAGACCCGGATTTTTATTGAACCAGAACTGAAGAGGAACATAGAGTTTTACAGCTCCATATTGATATGTTGAGCCACCAATAGAAACAGAATTGTCGAGTACAGGTTGTGTAGATGGTGGCGCAACTCCGTCAGCATAGTTGTATACCATATCATTAAATCCTGCTTGAACGCCCGGCTGCGTAGAGAGTTTAGACCATATGTGCATCCATTCCCCGGTTTGTTTGTCTATTTCCTGCTCTCCGATTTCCACCGAAACCTCTTCAATCATAGCATGACCGAGATTGGTGATATATGAGGCTTTGTCATTTTGGTCTTGGACAATAAATGTTTTTGTTGTTGCTTCATTTACTGAAACTGTTCCCATATATGATACGCTCACTGTATATGTTCCTACTCCACCAGTTCCAGTACCACTGCTAATTATTTGAGTTCCTGGTGTAATTCCAGAGCCTATTAAGTACATACCCTCTTCTATTGGGGGTGATGCCGGCGGACCTGTGCTCATAGCCGTTACAGTGAGTATTGTAGCACTAACAGAGCCAGTAAATGTGGCCGTAGTTGCATTGCCGTCAGTATTTATATATGTGCCTGCTTTGTATTTTATTTGTGGGAGTGTAATTTCTAAAAGGAGAGGTCCAAGCAAATCACCACGTCTCGGAACTACACATGTAAGCCGTTTTCCGAAATCAGGTGTACCATCAAAATAAATGGCCTGTGATTCAACCGAGAAATTCGTATAGCGCCGGTAAACCATTTTGAACCAAGTAATTTGGGGATTCCCTGTGAGGAATACATCCTGTTTTCCCTGTGCTACTAACTGTAATAGTCCGCCTCCAAGCGTCATTCTATACTTGCGCAGTATTTCTTTTGATAGCGTGAGCGCATTGCTAAGTTTGGCAGATACCGGCAGGCATGTAGGCATAAAATAAGTACCCCTTAAAGGGGTACTTAACTTAAGCACATAACGGTAACTTTGGCACATGCCGGTACTTAACTTCAGCATATCGCGGTACAAGAGTTCCACTAATAAAAAGACAAATAATAGAAGATATGACGACACCAAATCAAACAGTAGATATATTTTCTCAACTTGTCTATACGATTGATTCCAATACACAACTTCCGATTTCAACAGGACTTATTCAGGCCGCCGATGGAAATGGTTTGCGTATTTGGGAGTCCATATTTCAAGTGATTAGCACACAAGGCGCTAAAGAGAATTTCCCCCTACCGTATCTGCCATCTACTATACAGGAACTCTCCAATTCCTCTGGCACGGGTCCTACTGGCGCATATGGTGGACTTTTTACATGGAAGACAAACGGCCTTGTTGTAAATAATGGGTCTACGGTTTCCAAGCCCAGCACGGCTATACAGGCCTGGGATGCAAATGCATATTCTGTGGAAGGTTATCGGCAGGGAGCTTTCATAACATTCCAGACTCTTCAGACTAGCGCATCCTGCTCTGCGGGCTTTAGTGAAAATCCGACCGCTGCAACCTCATTTTCCAACATCCAATATGGCTACTTATGCGGCTCTGCAAGTGACCTATACGTGGTAGAGAGCGGCGTCAATCAGAGTAGCATTGGCTCCTACACGTCCACAACGCAACTGGGGATATACTATGACGGATACACTGTTATATATTATAAAGACACCACACCAGTCTACAGTACACTGCGTTCCTATGGCTCTGCCGCCCTGTATTTAGACGTAACGATTCGTGATCCTGGTGCAACAGTTCGAAATGTCCATTTCGCCCCTCTTGGAGGAATTGGACCTACTGGTATAGAGGGACCTACTGGCCCTACAGGCTGGACTGGTGGAACGGGTCCAACGGGGCAAACTGGTGCATCTGGGGTCACAGGGCCTACGGGCCGTACTGGCTGGACAGGGCGGACAGGAGCCACAGGCCCAACTGGCCTCATGGGAGAAACTGGACCTAGTGGCTATACTGGGTCGACGGGACCAACGGGTGCTACTGGCCCCTCCATAAATACATCCACCTATATTCTGGGAAATACTACAAACACGAATCCGACGTCTGGGAAGTTTTCGGTAGATAATGCGGATTTGTCTAACACGACTGTAATCAAACTGAACTCTATTGATTCTACAGGTGTTATTAAAAGTGGATTTTATTCTCGAATAGGTGCGGGCAGTATCATACATCTTGTGAATATTGTTACACTCGTGGAGGAAATCTATTCTGTAGATTCTATAGGGAATTTTTTTACCTATTGGACCTTTGGTGTAACCTATTTATCAGGAAATGTATCAACACCACTCATTAATTCCGTATTTAATGTATCTTTTGATACAATTGGAGCGAAGGGTGATACGGGTTCAACGGGGCCAACGGGATCTACGGGAGCAACGGGGCCAACCGGCCTTCAAGGACTCGCGGTAAATACGGGCGCGACTGGACCGACTGGTTGGACGGGTTGGACGGGTCCATCAGGTGTTACGGGTCCAACGGGTATTACAGGCTACACCGGCAATACAGGAGTATCGGGGCCAACAGGAAAAACTGGACCTACAGGTCCAACAGGACAAACAGGACCAACAGGCGCAGCGGGCGTAAGTGGGTCAACAGGGCCAACAGGCCCCATGTATTTCGGAAATACACTCCCAACAGCAGCCTATTACTTGTCCGCAAATCAGAGCATTCTTTCGGGTGCAGAGGATGTAATTGTGTTTGATACGTATAATAGTTCATTATCAGTTGGGTCTATTGCGTCCACCTATAATACTGGCTCAGGAACACTAACAAATGGTACAATAACTACTTTAACCTACTTGATAAGCGGTATTCTGTATTCGAGCTCTGCAGGCGCACACTCCGTAGAGATACGACGCAACGGCACAAGTACCTTGCATCGTTTCCTGTTTTCAACTACAGCAGTGGATAATGTATATGCATGTGAATTCAACTGCGTAGTTGTGTCTTCTGCGAGTAATGTAGTCACCCTTGTTTTTGTAAACGATGTTGGTGGAGATACCTCTGTATCCGGTGGAGTGACGTTTACACAACTAGACTATGTTCTTGGTCCTACGGGCTGGACAGGACCAACGGGTTGGACAGGCGTCACAGGCTGCACGGGTTGGACAGGTTCGACTGGCTGGACAGGTCAAACAGGCCCAACGGGTGTCACAGGTTGGACTGGGCCAGCAGGACAGGCTATAAATACAGGTGCAACAGGACCTACGGGTGTGACCGGAACTACAGGATACACTGGTTGGACGGGCTGGACAGGACCAACAGGACCGACTGGACAAACAGGGTCTACAGGTGCGTCCGGTGAGGCTACAAACACGGGTGCAACGGGACCTACAGGTATGACAGGACCAACGGGGCAGACGGGACCTACTGGGCGAGATGGGGCTGCAACATCCACGGGAGCAACCGGATTTACAGGTCCAACAGGTGTAACCGGTCCAACAGGGATTACGGGACCAAAAGGAATACCTGGCGACGCAACATATACGGGGGCGACGGGATGGACGGGCTCGACGGGGCCTACAGGAATAACGGGTTCAATAGGGCCTACAGGTTGGACAGGTTGGACGGGAATAACTGGAGCCACAGGAAAAATTGGTCCACCGGGTGTTACAGGGAGTACCGGTCCAACGGGGCCGACTGGGTCAACTGGCGCTACAGGTGTCACGGGCCCATCTGGCTATACAGGTTGGACGGGATGGACAGGACCGACAGGTCCAACGGGTGTAACTGGAACAACGGGACCAACAGGCGAAACGGGATCGACAGGGTCAACAGGTCCTAGCGGCGTAACAGGGCCCATCGGACCTACCGGACCTACAGGTTGGACCGGACCAATCGGTATACCTGGAACAGCTAGTCTGACGGGAGCAACTGGTCCTACTGGGTCCACAGGATTCACAGGCCCCATTACATATTACATATTTGACGGGGGGGTCGCAACGATGACCTATACGGATGGGCCAGCCTTTAATTGCGGTGGAGCGGGCATTACAGGAAACACGGGGCCATCTGGTGCATACAATGGTGCAAATATTATCCTACAACTTCGACATGACGTGGCGACGAGTTGGGCGATAGTGAATCCTGTACTCGCTGTGGGTGAACTTGGTTATGAAACCGACTCTGGGCAATTTAAAATTGGGCGGGGGAATACGGGATGGAATTCACTGAATTATGGAGGTCTAAATGGTCCCACAGGAAATACAGGTCCCACAGGGATGACAGGACCCGTTCCAACGAACGTGAATTCGCTCACCGTGAACGGAACACTCGCCGTCCAACAAATTCAGGAATATTCTAGCGCAATTACGGGTGCGGCCGGCGTTGTCGTACATAACTGGCTGGCGGGCGGAATTTTCTACCACACCGGAATAACGGCAAATTTCACCTGTAACATAACTAATCTCCCGATAACAGGCAATAGAAGTTACGTGGTCGTTCTGATTCTTGAGCAGGGTGCCGCACCATACTATGCGAGTGTCATACAGATTGGAGGGGTTTCCCAGACGGTAAAGTGGCCAAACGGCTTCATTCCTCCCGTAAATGCGAATAAGACTGAGGTTCAGTCGCTCACACTCTATTACACTGGGTCCGTCTGGATAGTTTTGTCGCAAATAACAAGTTTTGGTTAAATAGGAGGGATGCCGTTATATATGAGCCTTGCAGGCCAATTCGGCTACGGACGGTCCAGAGCACCCCCATTTGACTCTATAGATTTTGCGTCCTTTTCGAACTGGCATAAAACTAGTGCATATTCACTTGCAGTATCGGCATTTCCCACGTTCTATAACTATGTGTTTGACGGCTCACCCTCTACGATATACGACGGAGGTTTTAATATGTGGAATGAAGGAAATATTGTTTCTTTTGGAGCGACGACTGTACCCTATGGGACAATAGGGTCCAACTATTTTGTCAGTGAAGCGAATGTGTGGCCACAGGTTGCGCTGGGATTTACGACGGCTTCGGCTGTCGCTGAATGGAAGAACAGTGGGAATGTGGGTATGGCGGGGTCACCCTTCGGGTCCAACGCGAATTTTTCAGGGACGTACACGACTCCGAATCAAGGTAGAGGCGGATTCTATTGGGTGAATCAAAAATACGGCTTGACAAATCCGACGATTTGTTATTTGTGGTTTACGATTACACAGCCGATAATAAATACGATTACTACCAGTTCCAATGATAACAGAAGCACGTCCGACCCACCCCTGTATTCCTACACACAATCCGTTTCTGTCACAGGGTCGAAAGTAATTCTGGGACAGATGTTTCTATCTACGCGAAGCGTAACGACCTTTCCGAACGGAAATTTGATTTCGCAGGTAGCGATTGAAGGATTTCTTTCCAACTATGTTCGTAACGCAGATATTCGGTTAGTTTAGTGTGTATGGGGGCTTTTGTTCTCTTAGTATAGAGAACGCATGCCCTATGTTCAGATACAACTTAGGAGGGCTACAGCTTCAGAATGGAGCAGTACCAATCCTGTTTTAGCCGTTGGAGAAATGGGATATGAAACCAATTCGGGTCAATTCAAGATAGGTGATGGAGTTCGGGCTTGGCTAGCACTTCCTTACGGAGGATTGAATGGACCGACAGGGAACACGGGGCCGACTGGAAACACGGGTCCAACGGGGAACACGGGTCCAACAGGGAATACGGGTCCAACGGGTGTAACAGGGAATACAGGACCAACGGGTCCAATAGGACCTACAGGAAACACGGGTCCAACGGGTGTAACAGGGAATACAGGACCAACTGGTCCAACAGGCGCAACGGGACCAACGGGTCCAACGGGAAACACGGGTCCAACGGGAAACACGGGTCCAACAGGCGCAACGGGACCAACGGGACCTACCGGGAATACTGGTCCAACAGGGAAAACAGGACCTATGGGATTCAACGGTATTTCAGGTGGACTCTCACTCTTTTTAGATACGGCAGGAGGCGCTGCACCTCAAACAGGAACTTTGCCCGACCTTCCTGATACATCGGCTATAACAACAATCACATCGGGCCCTCAAGCAGCAAACAATGCATACTTGTTGGGAACATTCACAATGCCCTCGGGTATTCTCACTACACCCAGTATTATCAGTGGTCTGTGGGACGTGAATTTATATGCAAGTTCCGACGACGATCTAGACAATGTAAAATTCTATTTCAGTGTGTACTATGTTACTTCAAACGGTTTGACGGAAACACTCGTGTCCGCTGGAGATAGCACGAATGCAACGTCGGTTTACACAACCAACACGAACTATATTGATACCCTATACGTTCCCGCAATAGTTCTGCCTGATGTGAGCTATTTGATCCGAATCAAGCTGTATGCGGTCTTTATTGGCGCAGGACACTCTATTACAGCCTATTTCCGCTCGAATAAACTCTCTCATACACACACGACGATTTTATGGAATCCTGGTACGGGTCCGACTGGATGGACAGGTGTGACGGGCTTTACAGGTTGGACGGGACCAACGGGTCCAACGGGTGTAACAGGAAATACAGGACCAACGGGTCCAACGGGGAACACAGGACCAACAGGAGCAACGGGTCCAACAGGAGAAACAGGACCAACTGGTCCAACAGGGAACACGGGACCAACAGGAGCAACGGGTCCAACAGGAGAAACAGGACCAACGGGTCCAACAGGCTCAACGGGACCAACAGGTCCAACGGGGAACACGGGTTCGACTGGAAACACGGGTCCAACGGGGAACACGGGTCCAACGGGAGCAACGGGTCCAACAGGCGTCACAGGCTTCACAGGCCCAACAGGCCCAACAGGCACCACAGGCTTCACAGGCGCCACAGGAACCACAGGCACCACAGGCTTCACAGGCGCCACAGGCTCTTTGGGTCCCACTGGTTCAGGTGTACAGGTCGGAACAGTCAGTCCTTTTACACAGAACGGCGCTTTAGGGCTTCAGTATCTCAATACGTCTAATTCGTTTCTGTATACGTTCACAGTCAATGGAGGATATACTGCGTCCACATTTATTACGGGCGGATTACTGAATGGACCACGTGGCTGTATATTTAATACAGCGGGAACGAATTTCTACGTAGCTTCACAAGGGAATAATACAATTGTCAAATATATAGTTACTGCAGGAACACCTGATTCTGGAACAGTCATCGCAACGCTCTCATCATGGCCAATCACTTTTACAATAGACAATAGTGGAAATATTTATTGTATAAATTATGGAAACCCTGGTGCAGTAATTACGAAGATTGATACAGTGGGTAATATAACGACGCTCACACCGTCGTCTGGAGGCTTACAAGCTTCCGGAATTGGTATAGCACACTATGCAGGAGTTTTGTATGTTACGTATAGAGATAATACATTCATAGACGCCTACAATCTAACGACAAATGCAGTGACAACCGCGTTCATAACGGGATTTGCATTTACAGGATCTATAGCAGCTGATACTTCTGGCAATTTGTTTACAATAGATTGCAATCGAGACAGAATTGTAAAATCCGTCATTGCAACACAGACCTCCTCTGTTCTAGCAGGTGGTGGTGCAAATGGAACGACAAGTGGATACGCGGATGGCGTGGGGACAAATGCGCTGTTTAGCTTTCAGGCTGATATTCAGGGTCAAGGTATAACCTATGACGGGGCTGGTAATCTGTTTGTATCTGATTTTTCTACTGGTATGAAAATCCGTAAAGTAAATATTGAATCGCAAGTTGTTACAACGATTGCTGGAGGGGGTTCTAACGGAACGACCACAGGTAATACGAATGGCGTTGGAACAATTGCAACGTTTTCAAATACTGCAGGGCTCGTTGTCTATGGAAATAATATTTATGTAACGGACGCAGGCAATACCAATATCCGTAAGTTGACAGCGAGTTCCGGAAACGACTGGGTCTACCAAGTTATTATGGGAAATGCTACAGGTCCAACAGGTGCAACGGGTCCAACAGGGGTAACGGGTCCAACAGGAGTAACAGGTCCAACAGGAACAACAGGTCCAACAGGTGCAACAGGTCCAACAGGTGCAACAGGTCCAACAGGTGCAACAGGTCTAACAGGAACAACAGGTCCAACAGGAGCAACAGGTCCAACAGGAGCAACTGGTCCAACAGGAGCAACTGGTCCAACAGGAACAACAGGTCCAACAGGCGCAACAGGCCCCACAGGCTCGACAGGTCCTACTGGGAGAGATGGCGCAGCCATATCAACAGGCGCAACTGGTCCTACAGGTCCTTCAGGTGGTCCAACCGGGAATACGGGCGCAACAGGTCCAGCTTCAAACGCACTGACGGAGAATTTCATGGTCGCATCCGGTGGGGATATTTCCTCGAAAATAATATATTCATATGATGGACTTACATGGTTTGTATCTGCATCTACAATTTCACAGAATAACGGATTTCGAGTGACAGTTTGGAATGGATATGTATGGGTATCCGGTAAATATAGTTCTTCAAATACTATATCTTATTCATTTGATGGAATTAATTGGACTGTTGCATCTTCTGCTGTATCTCTTTTGAATACTAGATGTACTGATCTTGTATGGAATGGAAATGTATGGATTGCTGTTGGTTTAAGTACAGCAATCAGTGGAGTTAATAATGCAGCAATTATCTATTCCTATGATGGAATTAATTGGATAAATACCGACGTTACTAGAAGTGGGCTTGCTACCTTCATATATAATATAGAAGGAACCGCTGTCGGCTCCAATGGATTCATTTCTATTGCTTCATCCTATGCAGGCGGTGTTCAAAATTATCACTTATATTCGTATGACGGAATTTTATGGAATTTAAATACGAGTGCGCCGAACGCCTATATTAATAAGTATGTTTGGAATGGAACAATTTGGTTAGGTTTAGGTTCAACCGCGAATTACCAAGTAATATATTCCTATGATGGATTATTTTGGACGGCATCAGCCTCTGCTTCAAGTTTAATAGGGAATGGAAATGGTGTGGCAGGTGCTGAGTGGAATGGAATTAGATGGGTTATCTTAGGTGCCTATAATTCTACAAATCGTGTCATATATTCTTCCGATGGAATTACTTGGACGGCATCTGCAAGTGGAAATTCACTCATTACAGCTGCGGGAAGCAGTATAGGGTGGAACGGCATACGATTTGTTGCTTCTACTGGTTACGGTTCATATGCATTTGTTACTTCCACAGATGGAATAACTTGGTCTGCTCTCACATCTGCAAATACTGCAGTCGCTACTACAGATGGCTCTTCAGTTGCAAGCCGTCGTATTCCAAATTTATCAAATCTAAATCGCATAAATCGTCAAGTGACATCTAAATTCTGTGTGGGCGGGATGAGTACTAGCCTTGCCTATTCATATGATGGTATAGAATGGTATAAATCGCCTAGCAGCGTTTTTTCAACAGGGCAAAACAGTTGGTTTGTTTGGAATGGTTTAATATGGGTTGCTGCAGCTATAGCTGTAACTTCTACAAGCACTTTAGCTTACAGCTATGATGGAATTAATTGGACTGCATCTGCATCAGGAACAGCAATTTTAAACAATAATGTCTATCAGGTTGCGTGGAATGGGAGCGTTTTTGTAGCAGTAGGTCAAGGAACATCCGCCTCACTTGCATACTCCTATGACGGAATAAATTGGACCGCATCGTCTTCTGCATACGCAATTCTAAATAGTGTGATTTATGGAGTTAGTTGGAATGGCTCTATTTTTTTGGCTGGTTATCTTACTAAATTAATATATTCAACAGATGGAATTACTTGGTTAACACTTTTAGACCCTTCTCCCTCTGTTTCAAGTAAACTTGCTTCAAATGGACAGATGATACTTTTAGGATCTGCTGGAAATGGTACAAGTCTTTATTCGTCTTCTAATGGAACTACATGGACCGTTCGTGCAGCAGCCCTACTCACACAAGGTGTGCTTGCTTATCAAGCAAGTGTAAATTGTATAGTTTGGAACGGCTCAATTTGGGTTGTTGGGAGTTATTCCGCAAATCGTATTATATATTCCACGGATGGAATTAATTGGACGGCATCATCTAGCGCAAATACTTTATTTAGTAATAGTGTAGCAAGTATTGTATGGAATGGTTCTATCTTTATTGCAGGAGGAGATTATTTGAATTATGTGGTTGCAATATCAAGAGATGGAATTAATTGGACAAATAACACAATAATTACATCTGTATTACCTTCAGCAAATTCAGCTCCATATATATTTGGTAATCGTTCTATTCCCCCTATAGTTGGTACAAATGCCTATATAAACACAGCCGCAATCTCTTATATGCCCGCAACATCTGGAAACTGGGTTGCCCCTATACCGAGAACTCTCACAGCCGCCATAGATCGCATCGCTGCTGCTGTCTCTACTCTGCGCACGAGTGCTATTCCTTGAATATGAGCATCTACGTATACACTTTTAAAGTAGCCATCTAAGGAACAAAAACTATCCATCGTATAGAAATGTCGCTAACCCCCCTCGAGGAGCTCGTGAAAGAAACCCGTAATGCGTTTATTATTGCGAAAGCGGACGGTGTTCTGGACGCCGGTGAGGTCATTCAGATTGCTACGATACTCGTTGTGAAGATCCAGAAGCTGGTAGGTCTATCCGGCTCCGAGAAGAAGGCCATGCTCCTTCTGACACTCAAGAAGGGTCTAGATGCTTCGGGTGGACTAGACACTTTGACTGGATTAGCCGATGCAGAAACGAAGAGGGCATTTGAGGAAAGTGTTATGTCCGCCGTATCCGTATCGGTGGATCTGCTTCTTTCTGCTGCGTCTGGGAAACTGGATCTGAGAAAGCCCGCACATTGGAGAGCCTGTCTACCCGCATGCTTGTCTGCCGTCAAGGCTCTTCTTCCGAAGGACCATGCGTATCTCGTGGAGGCAACAAAATACTCAGATAAGCTACTGAAGAAGGTGGATGATGTGGTAGTTGTGGATGTAGCGGCTGAGAAGCCTGCAGCGAATGCGCAGTAATGGCGTCTCCACATAGTAGATGTACAGGCATGTGTCAAACTTAGGTACACACCTAGGGTGTACCTAACTTAGCCTACACGCCTAAAGTAGTGATGTGGGCTTAGACCGCTGAACATTTCAAACGGGCACGTACTTAGTAATATGCTGGAGGTTTAATTATTAGATTATATCTATAGAAAACTTCTCTTGCTTCCCATGTTTTATCATATTTATAATATAGGTATAGTTTTCTATAGATTTTTTGTCGCCTTTTATATCTTCAAGATTACACGGCATTTTAATACAGAAATGTCTGTGTTTATGGTAGTCAGAGGATACAGAACTGATTTTCTGCTTTTTTCCCAAGCATTGCTCAAGTGATTTTCCGTATAACAGATTCGATATTTGGTTGCCAATCTGTAAAATTTGGATGGCTAGAGGCTTTTCTTGTTGTTTCTTACTAACGACTATTTGGATAGTTTCTATTTGCACCTGTTCCTGAGCAGTCATTTTATCTATTCTAAAGCCTAGTTAAACAGATAAATTCTTTCAAATTTTAATGTAAAAATTGAAAGAACTTTAGTTGTTATTTATTATTTGGGGACAGAAGCACAGAAGGCCGTGCGTTGTCAGTTATGGGTAAGGGTCGTGGGTTAAAGTCTCACCTGTTCCGTTTTTTTGACTATTGCCCAGTATTAGACCGTTGGACATTTCAAACTGGCATATTTATATTACTATTCCAAATAATAAAGATACTGTTATTACAAATAATGATTTATATATGTGTATATCATTTGTATAATACAATTCATTTGCTGTGCAGAATGCTTCAATGAAATATGACATCTTTATGAAGTTTATATCAGATGTTGTTAATCGCATATAACCATATGTAGATATCCAATAGGCGTAATATCTTTGAAAAATAATATTAGTTTCATTATTTTTTATCATATTCAAATGAATAGTTCCAATATAAGGAATACGTATATAACGTAGAATACATAGAGCGCATATGATGTCATAAATTCCATTTAGTTTTACTATATAATACATTATATAGTAAAATAAAATTATATCTAAGTGCCGGTTTGAAATGAGCATAGGTCTAAAGTTAATTACACTGTAGGGTTTTCAAACCGGCTATTTAACCAACACGTAAAAATCTCTTCGCCTAAGTGCCGGTTTGAAATGCCCATTGGTCTAAAATAAGTACCCCTAAATGGGAGACTTATTTTATGCAGATCACGGTATAGGATACCGGCATGTGTCCATGCGGATTCACGAATGCTCCTCTAAGAGCGGGGTCGTTATATGGCTTTCCCGAATAAAAATCTTCGTGTGCTCCATCTGCCCACAAATCTCCGGAATTTCAAATTCTGGAATCATCTTAAACCGATTATAACACGCCGCACGCAATTCTTTCGGTATATTGGAATTCCCCTCCAACGTCGCCTGCTGTATATCCGTCTTAATGTACCGCAAAAATGTCTTACAATCCTTTCGGCCCGCATAAGGAATTGTCAGAACCTCCGTGATTTTCGCCCGAATCGTCGCCCATTCATTTGCACTCTTTTTATGCAAGGCGCTTGCCTGTTGATATCCTAATTTATCTTGAATGACATTGAGCGTAGAAACCAGCACGGAAATTCCACCGAAAACCCAGGCGATTTGGAAAGTTCCAATCTGCGCCCCGCCTGTAATAATATTACTCAGTCCCGCCACCGCCGTCAGACAATTCATAATAATCATATAATGCTTGGCCCGACTCTCAAAAATGGAGTGGGCCTCCGTGTGCATCCACTCATAACATTTGGCATTGTCGCAGCATCCCGCGAGAAAAAGGTCTATATTAGAATCCCACTGTAGCGGCACGCCTCCATCGGTGTCGTGCGTACTCATCCCTATTTATTCCGTATTTTTATCGTCTACACAATATATTCCCCTATAAATGGATCTCGTGAGCGTTATAATTCCGACTTATAATCGGTTCAAATACCTCTTAAACGCAATACGCTCTATCCAAACACAAACGTATACAAATATAGAAATTATAGCCGTGAACGACTGTTCCACGGAAAGAGAGTATTACGAGTATAATTGGGAAGAAAACGGAGTTACCATGATTCATTTGGATAGGAATTCAAAGAGTATCTTCGGATATGCTTGCGGAGGGTATGTGAGGAACAGAGGAATTGAAAATTCATCTGGAAATTACATTGCGTTTTGCGATGACGATGATATATGGTTCCCTTCTAAAATAGAAAAGCAATTGGAGGCTATGAACAAAACTGGGTGTAAAATGTCTTCCACCGAAGGATTATTTGGAATTGGTGTGTATGATAGCAATAACACCTACAAGAAATATATTACCGAACATTACTTAGACTGTTTAAAAAATGAACAGGGGTTGCTAAATTATTATAAATATAAGGGTTACGACCTTCTAGAAAAGGGATTTCCAGAAGTATTCAATCTGGAATTTATGTCCGACAATAATTCTATGATAACAAGTTCTGTTCTAATCGAAAAGGTGGTATTAGATGAAATAAGTAACATGAAACACGTTAGAAATGGTGAAGAAGATTATGATTGCTGGTTAAGAGCATTGCAGCATACGGACAGTGTCTTTGTGAAAGAGGTCTCCTTTTATTATGATGCTGGCCACGGCCACGGACAAGATTATTAACGGCTGCCCTTAAGAAAGTTCCTGGAACAGCGCACCCTCCACAACGGACCCCGCCACCTCCGTAGCCCACGCCTCTGAGTCATTCACACCCATTGTCAGTACGTAATTCCCTGCAGTCAAAGACTCGCACATGCCCGCCACATACTGGATATGCGCATCGCCCAAGCAGAATATCTTGGAAATGCGCGACGGCACCAAATCTGCCCCGAGCGTTATGAATCGATGATAGTATTTCCGCCCACCACCACTCGCGGAACCGCCTCCATAATAGGAAAAGTGCGCAACCATCAGCCACTCCTCGCCAGGATACGCCACCGACTTCCAAGGAACCGGCGCAGCCGACCCACGCAAATTATCAAATGTAATCGGACTCTTCGGTTTCCACTCTAATACTCTCTGACCCTCCATGGTATAGATCTGGAACGGATTGATTCGGTATACGAAACATTCACGCCCCTTCCATACAAAGGGTAACCAATTCTTCTGGCAGTCGTGATCTTCTCGAGCAATTGGTGCAGCCAGTGGCTTCAGTCGTATAATCCCCCTCGAATTATAGTCCAGGTCTACGCGAATCATTCGATTCATATCAGACTCGTGAAACTGTCGCGTGGTTCCAATGAGTGATGAATCGCCCATCCACCGACAATCCTCTATTCCGTGAATATTCGTTCCCCGATTAATAACGTATTGGTCCGGTATCACGAGGTCTATCGGTTTACGCCGGTCCTCCAAGACTTGGAATTTGGCCCCAAAATCTGCTACGATGTTCCGAGTTATAATAGAGCCGTGATGCGCTCTATAAGTGTATACATTTGCATCCGTGGTTTGGTAATTTGCATGCCGAAGATTCATTACATATCTGTCACCCTCTTTCCGAATTGTCGGATTAAACGCGCGCCACGTACCCTCTCCAAGCCAAGGCACATGCTCCGTTGTTAGTTCTAGACGAACCCGCTGAACGAATGGTATCTGCCATTTATACCACTGATACAAATCTAGAAGGCGATTGCGCTCCTGAAAATCATTTTCGGAACACATTATGCGCAGGTCCAAACGGTACTGTGCTGCTTCTATTTTTTTCACGTAAAAGGAGACAATGCCAATTTCTTCCCAAATCTGGAAGCGCATATCCGTATGACTCACAAATAGTATATCATTGTTTACAAGCGGCTTCCAGATAGTATTGCCCTCGACGGTCTGCCCAAGTTGAAACTGCAAAAGTTTTTCGATGTACATATACGCCGCAAAATTCATATTTGGTTGCTGCCGGTAGTGTGTAATGAGTCTGAGCGCAGCCTCTGTGCGGTGCGGACGGAGTTGCCAGGCCTTCAGCCATTCTTCCACAGACTCCAGAGGTCGCCCGAGTGTTTTCATACAGTCGCCCCGATATATATGTGCTATATACCGCTCTTCATCCCAGCCCCCCAATTCAATACGGCGTCCGAGAATATGTATGGCCTTTTCGTGTTGCCCGGTCGACATATAGGTCTGTCCTAGATAGAAATGCGTGCGTACATTTGTTGGGTCAGTAACTAGGTCAGCTTCCAGTAATGCTGCGTCACGGGTGAATTTATTGTCCTTACACCCTCCGTCACCAATGTCCGTAATAATCGGTTTATTTATATTCTCCACAGCCTTTGCTTCACACTCCCAGTACTCGTGCGTGGACCCGATACACCGCCATTTCTCGGAGCAACGAAGAAGACGTGTATTATAATAGATGATTCCACCGTTTTTTTGCTGTAGATTTACGCCTCCGTAACTTGTATTTAACTCTCCCAGTGTTGCATGAAGACCCTCTTCATTGGGAAGAACCATATCGCCGTCCAAGAGAAGACAAAATACCCTTGTCGGATCCCACTTCGTGTATTTATTTACCCACGCCTGAAAACACTGGAAACTATTTGTGCGACTTTTTCCGAAATTCTCCCACGGAAACTGATATATTCTTCCGGGCAGTTTCATTTCCTCTATAAGCGTTTTTGCGAGTTGTACCGTTCCGTCCGTAGAGCCTGTATCACAGAGAACAATACCGTCAATCCAGGAACCGACGGAAGAAAACAGGCGCTGAATATTTCGCTCTTCGTTTTTTACCATTGTAAGAAGGACAATTTTGACTGGGAAGGAAGACATCTGTTGGCGTTTTCGGTTTTATAGACTCTTATTTTTCGCACTTGCGTCTTTAGCATACGGAACAAGTTCTATTCTTTAATAAGAATGGCATCTCAGTCAGCTAGTTTTTCACGCCTATCAATTAAAAGTCTATTTGTAAAAAAGACAAACAATGAAAATATCACCCGAAATCATATACTTATAGCGAACGGACAGGGTGGGACAACATGGAACTCCGTAAGTTCTATTTTTCCTGTGTCATCTTTCAAAACGGTTCTTGGTGGAAATAACCTTACCTCCACTTTTTCTGCTGATGTAAATTATAATACACTGCTCGTAAGCACAATGGCTATTCCGAGTACTTTTGGAGCCTACGTGAATCCAACAACAAGTTCGCTCATGCTCTCACTCCAATTTCCGCCACTGGTTGTGAATGGTGGGAGTTTAGCGCAGATATCCGATACAGATTCAATTCCAAATTCAAATGCTATGAGCGCAGTATCTTTACAGTCGACCGTAAAATTTTACGGCGCAAGAGATATCATATTTTCTACTGTAAATACAAAGCAGTCCATTTTTGTAGGAATTAGTACATTTTCCGCGGCTGGATATTCCACTCTAGACGGAGAAATGCGTAATAATGCGAAATTATCTGTGAGCAGTTTTTCCACAGTATTCTGCTCTCCCCAGAATATATCATTTGTGAGTTCAATTCCCTTTACATTATCTGATGGAAACGAGATGTCGACATCCGGTGCAAATCTACATATGAGTTCTATACAATTTGAAGGAGGACATATTGCAAAATATATCAATATGTCCAACCTCAACACGAAAATTTCTCTAGAGTATTACCCGAATTACGTGTTTTCTCACATGGCACATGATTCGGATACTATAGACCCGATGTCATCTATTAAGAAGATAACCTCGTACATTCAAGCGGATAGAATCTACCCGGAAACAAGTAATGTTCGGTATATCACATCACAGCAAGTAAGTACTACTTCCTATCCGAGAACGATGTCTAATGTATTTACTGATACGGTTCGCATGAATATTAGTTCGTATCAACTTTCCACAAGTATTGCTATCAATCCAACTGTCAATCTCGCTATGTACCATCAAATAGATAACGCATCTCCTAGTGGGGGAACTGTAAGAATTTCTAGCCTGTCCTATTTGAATAACACGCTTTCAACAAATGGATTGTATCTACATGTCTATAATCAACCGACGATACCTGCTGCGCAAGTTCCAAGTGGACCGTGGCCAGGAATTTTCTAACGGTATGTACCGTGATGTGCTTAAGTTAAGTACCTCCAAGTACTTAAATTAAGTACTTGGCATTACTAAAAATTGAAGCGGTGGAGTGGGAATCTTACACCTCATGGCAGATACAGAGGATTTTCCACCTATTCTTCAGAAAGGAGAATCTTCTTACGTAAATATGCGCGAGAAGATTATCTTAATGATGATGTACCAAAAAGACATGGCATTTACACAAGGAATGCTTCTTGGATTTACTTTGGGTATTGTAACGGCGTGTGCTATTATTAAGAATCATTGAAATTCATTTAGCGTTTGAATTATAACAAGTTATTTTCTGAGTTTGCGGTAGACTCGTGTAATTTACTACCACCAAGTTTTTAATTTCGCTAAATTTTTCGCAGCTTTTTTTTCTCGTTCTTTTCCTACTTCCTGCCAATGCAACCAATTCGGCGATTCCCTTTTCCTTGATTTCCTCGCGGTCGTGGTCCGACTCTGGGGGCTCTTCGACACTTTCCTACTAACAGTTTGTGTTGATCTAATCGTTTTAAATTCCCTATATAGAATTTCAGCTGCATCAATCAATTTTTGTAATCCTGTAGTATTAGTCATAGTCCTATTCAATGTTGGAATTTGTTTATTAAATTGGGCGTTGACTGCTGGATTATAGCCCTCTGCTGCAATAAGTGCCTTTCCAGCCAGGTCATACAAACGTCCAAATACGAAACCATCATTCGCCGCACGTTCATTCAAAAAATTTGCAATTTCCTGAAAAATATTCTGCAAATAAGGAGCACGCTCTTGAATAAAAAATTTCTCATCATTAAAATTTCTTTGAAGTTGTGTTTTGAAATAGATAGAATTTTTCCGTTGTGTATGCCATATACTTCTTAGCAAATCTTTAATTTTTTCAGAATTTACTTTAAAAACATCTCCGGAAACGCGCTCATTTAGATTTTTTTGCTCGCGGAATCTTTTCCAGAAGTTCTGGTTTGAAATGTTCGGCGGTCTAAAACCATCTCCATCAAAAGGAATATCATTCATTTCTAACTGCTTGATTTCTAAATCGGCGCGCGGGCGGCCCCGCGCTGGGGTTTGTGCGCGCCCCGCGCGACGTGGCGTGCCGCGCGCGCTTTGCCGCCGCGTGCGCCTGGACACCCTTGGTGATTTTGTCTTTAAGAATTTTCTAGGCGCAAAGGCCAACCTCTTTTGCACCTCTATAGCCTTTGCGCCTCCCGTTCGCGGCAGAGTTAGACGTTCCATATACAACGGCGATATAGCCCCCTTTTCTTGATTACAAGTTTCATGTGCCCATTGATATACTAGTTTTATTTCATCTGAACCTCTATTGGCCTTATTTTTATATAATGAAAGATATATTGCGGCTACAATAACAGGAAGTACGTGCTCACATTCAGCAGCCATTCCACCAATTTTCTCATGCAGAATAGGCAAACCACAAATATAGCATTTTGTACAACTTTCTAAATTATTTTTTTCAAACGAATACGGATTTACTTTACCAATTGTATTATTACACTGTGTTATTTCCGAAACACCTTGTGTTATGAATTGTCTACATGACTTTAACATACTAAGTACAAAATTAGCCTTTTCTGGAGGTAGTAATGCCTTTAATACTTCACATGTTCCATTTATTTCTTTTGTTGGATCATAATTTCCATCGTCCATCTACATTCATATAAGAATTTTAGCATAAACTACTTACCGTAATTTAGGCATATTCCAAAGTTAGATCATACCGAGTATGTACCTAACTTTGGCACATGCCGAGCCGGTAATAATTTTAAAATATAAAATATTGCGCCATAAAGTAGAATGGGTAATGATGTATCTACACCACGCAATCTTCCACGCAGAACTAACAAAAGTAAAAGGCTCTCCCCTGAAGAAAACGATTTCGAAGGTGCAGGATGTATATTTACAAATGGAACAACCTTGCTTGCCGGATATCAAAAAAAAAAGGAAAAATCTATCATAAGCGGTCTGGGAGGAAGACGCAAAGATGAAGAAACATTCATGGAAACTGCACTCAGAGAAACAATTGAAGAACTCTTTGATATCAAAGATATTGACCCCGTTTTTCTAAAAAAATTAACAAAATTATTGCGTCCTAGGGATGTAATCTTTATGGAAGTTGAAGGCTGGGGAATATACATAACGGTTATATACAGTTATAGTGATTTAGAAAGATTACTCGACTACACGCATAAAAAATTACTCGACTACACGCATAAAAGTGTAAAAAGAAGTCCTCTGTATAAAACATTTCCGGATACTATATGTAAACTCTTATTGAACCGAATAATCCCTACAGGCTCTCCACCAGAAATAACACACCTAACACTTGTACCGCTAGATAGCACTATTGCAAATGCAACAATTAGTCCCGATTTTTTAGAGGATATTACAAAAATTGGGGATAGAATAGATTAACGACACATCCCGTTAATTCAGCACATAACGCTACACTCCGTTAGACACCAAACATCTTCAATCAAACGTCGCTGTATGTGAGACTACCGTCGCTGACGGTAATTGCGGTGCAGAAGGTTCTTCTGGAGTGACTTTCATTGTAATTACAATATCTTTCGGGGAGGTGCTCGTTATAATTTCATTCATAGAAACTTCGTTCATCGCGGCCACCGGCGATTGTGGAGTTACTGTTGCTGTCTGCTCCGGTTGATTGATTCCAATAAGACGTCGCCAATTTCCACTGAAGTTGAAGGGTGTACTTTTGTCAAATTCTTCGGTTGGCGGGGGCTCGACATGATGTTTTTTCTCAAATTCTTCCCATTTTTTCTGTAGGGCCACCTCTACCTCTGTTTTCACATTTAGCGCAATTTTATCTGAAATATCCGGTAAAATATCGTCCCGCAATAATTTCTTACGCTGCTTCAAATATATTGTTGCATCTGCAACCATTTTCATCAAACGGGGTTTTGTGGAATTGAAAGGAACCGTATGCTCCAGACCATGGCATATATCGGGCCTATTGAGATTCTCAACATCCTTGAATTCCTTTTCAAACATCTCAATCACGTCATCGGATATTGGGGGGGATTGCTCTATTAGGCGGTCCAAGTCCTGTCGACAAATATGGAGAAAGTCCATACAATCCATACGGTCGTTGGGATGTATAGAAATTTCAACGGTGATTTGACGCTGAAATTTGCCCCAGGCTACAGAAGAAACGCGATGCGCCTCTGAGCCTTGCGCAAATCGCAAAAAATTACCAAGTGTTGTTAGAATTCCTGCGAAAATGCTGATGCCACCAATAGTGGCCTGAGCATAGGTCTTTGCTGAATAATTGTCCCTCTCTATGAAACTGTCTAGCGCAAAATTTGCGGTTCCTGTAAGAGTACTCAAAATAATTACGGGAATTGTTATGTACATATTGAGTTTTGTGTATTTCTTTTCTGAGCGATCGTGTAGCCACCGATAGCACCCTGCAACGTCCGCCCATTTTCCCATAAGACGCTCCTGTTCAGGTGTCCAACCGTTTAAAAATTTCTTCGGGCCCGGAATCGGAGCCAAATTCCCTGACACATCCTTTTCTTTACCACCTATACTGGAAACGCTCGCCCTTCTAGACGACATCCTCTATTGATTTATCCGGTTTTTATTTATTGCGGCAGAGCCGTAAGCCTTTGCTTTTGCTTTTTGCTGTAAACCCGCCTGGTAGAGTGAAGTGGCCGCCTGGAGTGTGAGTACCTTCGGGTCTACTGCTGATGGAAGACCCACGAATTTTCGCCCCTTTCCAACGATATCCTTTTTGAACATATAGATACCGTAAGGCCCTCTACGGAACTCAAACGGGCCAAGTATGTGTAGAACACTCTCCTGTTTCGCCTTGAGTTTAGCCCGAATCGTGTCCGCAGTGTCTACATCTGTCCAAGGAACTTGAGCGGACCCACACAGCACATAAGCCCCATAGGGCCCCATTCGGCGCACCATAGGCGTCCCCTCGTAATCACCGAGTGCCTCTTGTGCCCTCTCTCGTTTACATGCCGCTACGTGCTCTACAGCCTGCTCTTCTGTTATAGCGGAAAATGCAATAGACGCACCAGGCCAGCCATAAAATACAGTTTCTTCAGGCGTAGACCCCTCAATAAGAAGAAGTGGTCCTTTTTTGGATTGAACAGCCTTGATTCCACCTGCAAATAACTTCTGGCGTCCCGTCTGTACAACAGAGGCCGGCGCAGTTTTCATTTCTTCATATTTGGACCTATAGGCTGCCCATGTATCGCGACACAGGTCCTTCCACGCGGCCTTACCTGAAGCAATCAAGTCAAGCCGCTCCTCCATCTGCTTCGTAAATCCGTATTCAAAGAGTTCACTAAATTCCCGTATGCAGAATTCTAGCGCAGAACGCCCGAGTGCCGTTGGGACAAGTTTATTCTTTTCCGCACCAACCCTTCTTATTTCGCTCATTTTTACAGGCGGCCACGAAAGGGGCGCACCCACCTTATATGTCGTAAAAGCCACTTGTTTTGCTTCCATGTCGACCTTATCCACATATTTCTTCTCCAAAATCGTGTCGACAAGTGGCGCAAATGTGGACGGCCGCCCGATTCCGCAGCGCTCCAATTCCCGAACAAGTGTGGCCTCCGTGAATCTTGGATTCGCTCGTGTTTCCTTAGGTGCTGCTTCCATTGCAGTCCACTGAATACAGTCGCCCGTATGAAGCATTTGGCCAAGTGTCCATGCCGCGTTTTCAGTATCATCTTTCTCATCGTCTTCATCCAAATTTGCAAGCGCCTGACCTACTCGTTTCCATCCTGGAAACGTGGTCCGATGCCATGTGGCCTTCCATTCCATTTCGCTAGGGTCACCTAAGCAAACAATAAAGACATTGCGGTCCTCACCTCTGCACGCAGGCATCACACTCTGAAGTGTCCGATTCCAAATAAGTTTATATAACTTCCGCTCGGGCGCAGACCAGTCCTCACTTGCAGGAAGTTCCACCGTGGAAATATGCGTGGGGCGAATAGCTTCATGAGCCTCTTGAGCATTCGTTGTCACGACCTTTTTTGTCCTCTTGGCCTCTCCAGCTATGACGTATTCCTCTCCAAATGTTTCCCGAATGTAGGTCTTCGCTTCCGCCACTGCTTCCTCTGAAAGCACAGGATGGTCCGTGCGCATATAAGTAATATGGCCAGCCTCGTACAACTTCTGCGCAATACGCATCGTGTTTTTTGGCTGAGAACCGTAAAGAGCCGATGCTTCTTGCTGAAGTGTCGAGGTAATGAGCGGTTTCGGAGCCGTCGTACTGGTGGGCTTCGTATCGGCCGCTTTTACGAGCCCGTTTGGGTCGTCATTTACGTTTTCCATGTAGTTCAGAGCGGATTCCTCATCCTCTAGAGCTGACACAAGACCCGCCGAAAACTCTACGGATGTCTTTGTCTTCCATGACCCCTTTATGGACCACGTGGTTTCCGATTGAAATGACGCAATCGTATTCTCTCGCTCTACGACGAGGCGCAAAGCCGGGGTCTGACATCGTCCTGCAGAAAGTCCCTGTCCAACGAATTTCCACAAAAGGGGGGAAATAGTATAGCCGACCATTTTGTCCAGAATCGCCCGCGCCTGTTGCGCATTGACGCGGTCCATCGCAATCCTTTTTGGAAATTTCAGGGCGTTCGTTATGGCCTCCTTAGTGATTTCGTGAAAGACAATGCGAGGCGTTGTGGCGACGTCTAGACCCAACAGGACTGCTACCGAATACGATATTGCCTCACCCTCCCGGTCATCGTCTGACGCAAGAAAGACCGACGCACCACGTGTAACATCTTTAATTTGTTGAATCGCTTTTGCCTTTTCTTTTATAAAAACGTACTTTGCTTCAAAGTCCCTCTCCAACCCAACGGCATCCAATGTGTCATCGAGTGTACGAATGTGTCCCATAGTTGCAACCACTTTCCAACTGGACCCAAGAAATCCCTGAATCTTGGAGCATTTCGCCGGTGATTCTACGATTAAGACCGATGTCATTTTGTTTATATATTATGGGCTAAAGTTCTCGCAATTTTTCTATAAGGAGAGAAGAATGTCCGAAAGGGAAGCGGCTCCTTTATTCTTGACAGAGGCACAGCTACAGGCACAAGGTAAAGTGGTAAATTGGCGGAACGGACTCAAAGATATAAGCGGGAGTCTATTTGGAACACCCCATTCTATGAAAGAGATTCCGAGCATATTTCAGAAAACGACAAACAATAGTACTCCGAAGAAACTACTCCCTTTTTCCTACAGAGGTGCGGGCTTCAAGCTGAATGCTGGACACTCTAAGCCGAAATTTATCAATATAATAGTACCAATTTCAACCGAAGATGATACTCCTCCCTACTTACCCAAAACTCCGTGATGGGTTGGCTGCGCCTCGTTTCACCTATTAAAATATTTCCTGAAACGAGAAATGCCGTCCGTATGTCTTGTAATGATTGTAAAAAATGAGGCGCATATTATCAAAGATACTTTGCGCCACCTTTTAAAGTATGTGCCCATAGACACGTGGAGTATTTGTGACACTGGCTCCACCGATTCTACGAAAGAGCATATTCTTCAGTTTTTTTCAGAACGCGAGATTCCTGGTCAGATACACGAGACAGAATGGAAGGATTTTGGTCACAATCGTACTATTGCGTTTGATATGGCCGCCGCCACCAGCCAAGCGGACTACATGTTTGTTTGGGATGCAGATGATAGTATAGAGGGAAATTTTGTTTTTCCGACGAACCTCGAAGCTGACTGGTATAAATTCAAATTCGGCCATAAGGGCGGATTTCGCTATTCTCGTTGCCAACTCTTCAGTAGCCGAAAGGGGTGGAAATATGTGGGCGTTCTTCATGAATATCCGGCCTGTAAGGAGGCCTGTGGAAGTCCCACCGAAGTTACAGGCGACTATTATTTCGTATCAGGACGGTCTGGTGCACGCAATAAGAACCCACTGAAATACCAGGACGACGCACGTATCCTGGAAGCCGGCTATAAGAAGGCCATAGAGGAAAAGGACCCCATTCATTGTCGCTATGCTTTTTATTGCGCACAGAGTTACGCGTCGGCAAATATATTTGAAAAGGCCGTCGAATTCTATAGGGTTGTCCTCACACTAGAGAGTTGGGCCCAAGAAAAATACATGAGTTGCCTTTCTCTTTATAATCATCTCACGACTCTTGGAAAAGAGCAAGAGGGTCTCGCCTATCTAGTGGAGTCGTTCAAATATGACCGAACTCGCGTGGAATGTATTTATCGCCTCGTAAAATACTATTGCATCAAGGGCCTCCCCGAAGTTGCCATGACCTACTACGGACTCATTCAGACCTATTTTGAGTCCGAGTATATCGGAGAAACGGGTGGACGTGAGCGACTCTTTGCAAACATGGACGAATACGATTTCTACTTGCCCTATTATATGATTATTGTAGCCGATAGGCTGAAACGCCACGAGATCGCCGCCAAGATGTACGAAATCATTTTCACGAAACGTTTCACAGGCACGACGAAATGGTGGATTGATAATCTTTTCACGAACGCGCAATTCTGTTATCACGCCTTTCCGAAGACGGTGGACTTTCTTGGGAAAATGTTCGATTATGTGAACGACCTTCGAGCCCGTAAAATCTACTTGGAGCCAAAACACAATGCGATTCTCACGAAAATCGTGGAGGGCTATACACCGGTCTTGTGCGCCGCAAATTCCTTTAACCCTCTTAAACCGGTTGCGCCGCGCGTGATGCTCACGATGACCACATGTAAGCGCCTCGCACTCTTTCGTAAAACCGTCAACTCTATTTTGAATACATGGACGGATCTAAACCACATAGACGCCTTTTTCTGTGTGGATGACAATTCATCGGAAGAAGACCGAGAGGTGATGCGCAGCGAATTCCCTTTTTTTGAGTATCATATGAAGGGGCAAGCCGAGCGTGGACATCGACAGAGTATGAATATTATTTGGGAAAAACTTACCCAAGTAAAGCCGACCTACTGGATTCATTTGGAGGATGATTGGATGTTTTTTCACCGCGGCTCTTTCGTAGAGCGAGGCATTCAGGCCTTGGATAAATACGCCAACCAGCACATTCACCAGGTTGTATTCAACCGGAATTATGGAGTGGTTTATAATGATCTCGAGCGCACGGGGGGGTTTGAGCAAGACGACCGCATAATTCTTCACGAACTGAATCCGAACCTACCTGGACGCCACAGCGGCTACTGGCCACACTACTCGCTTCAGCCCTCTATTTGCCGAACGGCCACCATTCTTGCCCTCGGCGATTATACGACGAGCCACCGATTCTTTGAGCGTGGATACGCGGAGAAATACAATGCTGCTGGACACAAGACGGCGTTTTTTGATTCCGTATACAGTACCCATATCGGTAAACAGCACTGGGAGACCGAGGGGCAGAACGCGTATGCGTTGAACGAGGTCTCGCAATTTCAAATGGTCCTTAAGCCTAACGAACCTCTTGTAGGGTCCATGGCCGAACATCTGGACCAGGTCATCGGGAAAATTCGGTCCAAGACCCCGTTTGGCCTTATTCGGCCGAGCGACGGAGAGTACGCAATTCTGATGAATAGAACGTTGAAGAATTGTGATGATTGGACTTGGAGGGCGGGGGGTGTTCTTCGGGAGCAACTTGCTGAGAGTGTTCGCACGATTAATCCGAATCTGTATATTGGAATTCCATGTAATTCATGCAACAAGTCTTGGAATTGTACGAACGAAATTTATACGAACTTCCTAGAAAAATTCCATGTTCCGCCGCCGCAAATTACGTACGCCAATATTTTCATGAATTCAAATTGGGCCAAGTGGACGGAATTTATTCGGAATTATCCTGGAGGTTTCTATCTTGTGGGCAGCGGTGGCTCCGCAGAAACTACCACTCTCCAGATAAAGGGTAAACACGCAATTTCCGCAACGCTCGTGAATTCATGGGACACGGATGGCGAGTCAGAAACGAGCCGACTCTTGGAATTCATCAGCGAACTCCGAGGCGATCTCATCTGTTTCGCCGCGGGGCCGCTCAGTAAGGTCTGGATTCCTCTCTGTATGAAACGAAATCCTGCAAATATGTATGTGGATGTGGGGGCGTCGCTGGACGTTTTCACAAAGGGGGCCACGAATCGCATGTACACGAATCCGTCGCATCCGTTCGCAAAGGAGACCTGTGTGTTCCGTCAGAAGCCCGCAAAACGACTGGTATACTTTTGCGTATTTTTCAAAGAGGACTACATCCAGCTTCTGAAACTTCTTCTTACAAGTCTCATCTACTTTTCAAAGACCGACGGTATAGATTTTCTCGTATTTACATCGGAAGACTTCAAAAGTAAGATAGAAATTCTTGGACATCAAATAGGCCTATCTATACAATTCCATTTTATGGAATGTAATAGTACACATGAGGCAAGTAGTTCTAAACTTCGCATATTTGATTATCCATCCATAGATTCATACGAGACAATTCTATATTTGGACACAGATATCATTATACAGGGTGATATTACACAAATACTAAATAACAGGCTTGATGATCTCGTATACGCTATACCAGAGGGTAGAATAGGACACGAATTTTGGGGAGGAACATTGTTTAATTTGGACACTGTAGATCCAAACACAGAAGGAATGAATGCGGGTGTAATTTTATTCAAAAACTCAGAAACGACTTGCAAGATATTTAAAGCCGCATTGGACCATATAGAGACTACGAAACGGGATGGAAAGGTTGTACCCCTTTGTTTGGAGCAACCCTTCTTGAACTTTCACGCCTATTCTAAATGTAATAAGACCCTCCTTCAAAAATACGTAGCATTGTATAAAGATAAACCGCCCGCCCCCCACTCTTTGCCAACCGATATTTCTATATGCCACTTTGCTTGGCCATTAGGTGATACATATCACAAAATGAGGCGAATGGCATCACATTTAAGCCATTTATGTTCATCGTATTCTAAACTTTATGATACAAATACGAAGATTCTTCCTGCGTATAATAAATATACATGGGGAAATGGGTTTGTAGAAATAACGGAGTCTGGCTTGAATACCTCATGGGGACCTGGTAAGTATACAATATTAAATGCGCAGATGTTATACCTAAGCTGGAACGGTTTAACGCATTTGGTCCGATTTAATCCGTCTATGAAACGATATGTATCCGTGCGTCTCAACGATGCAATCATATCATCTGGAGAACGCATATATGTTCCTACGAAAAATCTCCTCTACTTCTGTGTGTTCCATAATCACGACTATTGTAGGCTTGCGCGTCTTCTCCTAACGTCCATGCGCCTCTATTCGTCCATAAAGGCGTTTGATATTCTCGTCATGACTACGGAGGAATTCCGGAAAGAGTTTGAGGCCCTTGCGAAGGAACTCCGTATCCACATCCAAGTCTACACTCTTCCGCTAAAGACCGTATTTCAGGCGGCCTGCGCACGTTTGAAAATATTTGATTGGGATGAAATTGATGCCTATAAAACGATCCTGTATGTGGACACGGACATCATCATCAAAGGTGATTTGGAATCCTTATTTCAGATTCCGAGCGAGGATAAACTCTACGCAATTCAGTCCGGAACAATTGCAAGTCGGAATTTCGGAGGCGATTTATTCAAGGACTGGGTAGATTTTTCCAAGACCGGCTTTAATAGTGGAACACTTCTGTTCCGGAATTCAACCCCTATGCGCAAACTCTTTGCGAATACTTGGACACAGGCTATGGAGCATGCGTTAAGTCCTCCCGCATGTATGGACCAGCCGTTTTTGAATTATCAGGCGATTAAAGACGACCTGGTCGATAATATCGCCCTGAACCCATTCGTGAGCCTCTACGAAGACAATGATGTCGTTATAAACGAGGCCACGTCCGTTCTCAGCCATTTTTCGTTTCCTATAGGGAATTTTGCGCACAAATTCCAGCGTATGAGTGCATATTTTCTAAAGGGGCTGGCTAGAAAAGAGGAGACAGCCTTCACATTTGTTGGAAAAACGTACTCTTGGGGGGCTTCTGGCTCTATTACATTCGGGGTGAATGGTCTAGAAACCACGTGGGGAACGGGGACATACGAGGTTCTCGGAGAGAAGCGTATCAAGGCCTCGTGGAACGGATTTGAACATTATTTGACCTTCTTCAAGGAGGAAGCCGAATACGTTTCTGTGCGTACAAATCCAGAAGATTATGATATCGTATTTGGTCGTTTACAAAATGGTGAAAGTATATATATATACGGCGATAGTCACGCAAAGCTCTTATTTAATGGTCTAACAGTTCCGCACAAAAATCTCTTTGAGTATGGAACGACCATGCACAAGATAGGACGCGACAATGTAATTCCGAAACATCATTCCGCGCACAACTCGAAAGATGCAACCTTTGTCTTCGTATATGGGGAAGTGGATTGTCGTGCGCATATCCGGCGCCAAGTAGAGACCGGACGCCAAGAGGAAGAGGTATGTCAGACACTGGTCAAGGCCTATTTTAAAACAATCAAGTCATCAATAACATTGTACAGGTCCATTATTGTTGTGGGGATTCCTCCGCCCACAGATGAGGTGGAACATCGGCACGAACACTCGCTTCCCTTTACAGGGACCAAAGAGGAGCGTGTGGAGTACACTCGACGAATGAATACACTTTTAGAGGCCGCGTGCGCCGATTATGGTTTCATATTCTTCGCCCCGTTCCAGAATTACACGCGCGCCGATGGATGCCTTGACTATACGCTTTCGGATGGCTGCATTCATATTGGGAAGAATGCTAAATTTCTCCAGGCCTTCCGTGATGTATTGCTAAAGAAACCAGAATATCCTGTAATCTTACATACGTGCGATAAGTATGAGCAGTTCTGGAATCACTGGTATTTCTTTTTTCGGAAGTATGTGAGCGGGGTCAGCAAGGTCTATTTCGTCACGGAAGAGAAGGAACCGGTGTTTTCGGATGAGGTTACTGTGATTAAGACGGGGGGCGGCCCGTGGGGAAAACGTCTTCTTATTGCCTTTGAGCAGATTTCGGAGCCCTATGTGTATTATATGCAGGAGGACTTCTGGGCCACACAGGCCTTCAATCCGAGTACGTACGTCCCCACATTTTTCCACTATGGGATGGATGCGCTGCGTATTACGGATCGGTCGCCTCTATATTCTCTGGACCAAGTGAGCGGTACCTTGTATCGTTTTAAGCAGAACTCGGACTACTTGATGACGCATCAATTCAGTTTGTGGAAGCGGGACTATTTCCGGAAGTGGATACGTGCAGAGGATGAGCCGTGGGGAAATGAGATGGAACAGTCGGTAGAAATTGCGAAGACGAAGCACACAATTTATCTGATAGATGCGTCTTGGTACGAGGCGACGGTACGCAGAGGGACTCTACAGCCGAACGGCAAGCAACTCTTGGATGCACACTCGGAGGAAATTGCGAAGTCATTCGTGAACAATGATTGGTATGCTAAATTCTTGTTGAAAATTCGGGAAAGTCTTGCGACCCAACCGATAGAGTCTTTTCCCAATTGGCAAATTCTACACTTTACGATGTTCACTCCAGCAAATTCTGCAGAGTGCGCAGCAATTGGATATAAGGGGGGGGCGCCGCAGGATGTTCTAGAACGGAACAAGTTGCATCATAAATTTCTGTGGACGAAATTCACGGAAATTGTGGGCCAAACGGCCATCAACGGAATATTTGAATTCGGGGGAGGATATGGACAATTGCGAAAAGTGGTGTACGAGATGCGCGCAGAAATTCCGTACGCAATTTACGATTTTCCGGAATTACACGCAATTCAGAGGCACTTTTTGGCCACAATTCCGACGGAATTTTACACGTCAACGGATGATCTTCCGACGGGTAAGTATAACATATTTGTATCATTTTGGGGATATACAGAATCTCCAAAAGAGTTGCGTGATGGTCTCATACCCTTTTTTAAGGCTGCCGCATTTGACGTGTTGTTTTTTGGACTTGCGCAGACTTTCCAGTTGGATAATATTGCGTATTTAAAGCGATTGGCGGATATATTGGGTTATTCGGTTGAGTTCGTTCCAATAAATGAAATGAAATCACACGACGGAATACAATTCTTCGGAATTTTACGCAAATAGTATTTTGAAAAGTCATTATACTTTGACTCCGAAGATTTTCCGCAACTTCTCTGAATCAGCGGTGTTAAATGTAGGAAGGCTGCCTACACTCATTGGGGCTGTAGTAGCCGACTCTTGGAATCCCTCTAAACTCATAGAAAACTTCCAGGCCATTCTGTGGGTTAATTTGAAAACAAGCGCAAATACAAGCGCATGGGTCGCCGCAACGACCATCTTGGAACTCCGCGAGGGGATTGTCAATAGTATACCGGGAGTGAGTAAGTAGAAAAGTACAGCTGTATAGAATAATATAAAGAGGTTCTGCATGATTTTATACTTTCTATGTAGAAAATATTTTCTGCGTTGAGCAATTCCACGCAATATACGCATTGAGCGTCCATGCAAAGAAGAGCCATGCCGTATAGGGACTGAATAAAAACTGCGCACCTCTTGTTGTGAGAGCTGCTTGTGTTTTTAATGCGAGCCATATCATCATAGTAAGAATAGCCAGCGCAAACGTGGGATTTTTCGCGAATACGGGAACCCAGAAAAGGTTGAGAACAAGACCGATGATAAGAATATCGCGCAGCCGCGTATTATTTGAATGTGTCAAGAGGGTATAAAGGTATATTGCGTAAAGAACGGGCCACACGTATTGGAAAACGTAACTCGGCGGTTGCCACGGAGGACGAACGCACGTATTAAACCGTGAGGACATTATGCTATTTGGTAAAAATATATATTTTCTTACATCACAGTAGGATGGCGCGACGAAATAAAAATTTTATGTATGTTATTATCTTTGTAATCCTATGTGTGCTGCTATACGTATTCATCCTCTCAAAATATACCTTCGTCTTTTTTTCACCCTAATTGTTCCGGTTACTATAACGAATACTTGCACAGAGTACGTGTATTATGATAAAGATGGGAATAAAAAGGGTATTCAGGAAGAACGTGGTAAAGCAATTTTATTTGAAGGGGATAAGGTCTTCCATATGGCGAGTGCGTTTTGTAATAAAGGTGAAAAGCGTGTGATGATTTCTGTCCAGTTTTCTACGAACCCGAATATAAACTGGTTTAATAATATTTTAATGCGGATAAAGGATATTGCGTATATCGGATACTAGATGCGCGATTGTCAGAATCTGGTCTAAAATCTGGCCACTATCTATTCTATAGACGATGGTCATATCTAACGAAGCCTTGACAACTCTTCCGCATTACCTGGCGATGATTCCTTGGCGTAATAGTCAAGATATAAGATACCCCTATATGGTGTTTGTATGTACGTCCCTATCGTTTGCGTGGCATTTTCACGGAGAGCCGAAGTGGACTATGCTTTTTTTTGCGGATCATTTGGGCGCGGTCATGTGGTTTATTTACGATCTCCATTTGGCTGCTGGGCTAATCGAAAATAAACGCGAGTTTATTATTGCGTTCAATACGGCGACCTTTCTTCTATATGTACTTTCTGTTGTGCTCGGGGAGCACCATGCGGTCTGGCATATTTTTTCGGCTCTAAAGTGTATTTTAGTGTCTGTGGTCGCCACACAGGATTAATAGGCGAACATCATGCCTCCGCGGCCTGCGTACACACGGAAGATATTGTAGGTCTCTGCCCAGGTCCAGACAATGTAGCGAGGGACATTGGTTTTGGCTGAACTTCCTGCGAGCGGTTTGAACTCAAGGTCAAGAGATATACTTGTGACCTTGTCGAGATTTGCTTCACCGCAGGGATACGAGGGGTCTAAATTACCGTGATTCAGTCCGAAATGGAGTGAATACATGTAGCGATTGATATAGGGGGACTTTTTCATTTCGGTTGAGGGAATAAGAGAGCGAAAAACGGAGGGACTAAGAATGGAATAACGTACGAGACTCCCTTCATACATGAGTTGAATAGTTTTGAGTGGCTCGGAATTGCGGAATACGAATCCGGGCTGAAGAAGCGCCGGCGATTTCATATTGATTGGATTTGCATCGGGCCACCAGAGTTGGCCTGGAGCCGTGGCGCCCGATAGATCCCGTGTGGCGAGGAAGGGCGCATTGAACGAGGGGGCTTCGTAGCGATTTGCATAAAAGAAGATGTTTCTGGTAGGGTTCGGTATTTTCAGGTCAATTGATGCCATTGGAGCAGCGGAAGTATCATACGGCTCAAATGCGTAGTGTTGTGTGATGGGAACTTCTATATCCGATATGCGGAATCTGTTGGCTTCGGGGCCATCCAAGTATATATATTCGGCGATGATATAGGTGTCCTTGAGAAGAAGGGGGCTCGGCATGGTCGTATTCGGAATGCGTCTTGCATTCACGGCGACGGCAGGATTGCCTGTGGCGCCTGCTGTCGCGGGAAGGCCGTATACTGGCGAGCCGGCTGGATCGGCTACATAGAATGCGCCACCCTCTATAGGGAAATAACGGGAGCCGGCGAGTGTCGTTGGATTTGGTGAAAGGGCCGTACTGACAACGAGGTTTGCAACTGGATTAAATGTAATAGTGAGTTTTACGGGGTCAACTGCGAGAGCATCTATGGGTAGGGCTATACCAGAGTCTCCGCGAGAGAACCAGAAGGGCAGAGGGGTATAAGTTACGACGGGGGCGGCGGATGCAGTAGAAAATTCGGGGAAATTCGTAATGTTTCGCCGGATAAGGCTGTTCATCAGCGGGATCTTTTCTAGAGGTGTGTAGAACTCGTCGAGCATTTCTAGAAGTCGCCCGTCAATCTGCTCTACGCGGACACCTCCAATATCAATGGTGGCCGTATTCACGATGGCGTGGCCAAGTGAATTCGTCCACGTCCAGGCCGGTCCAAGAAAATCCGTTGTTTCTGCGGCTGTGCGCTGGGCCGTGAAAATATCCGGATAGGTACATACAAGAAACATACGGGAAATGAGATGACCCTTTCTAGGGAGTGTAATGACGGCTTTATTTCCAAATGTGGGATTTGTATCAAAGTCTAGACGAACCCATTGTGTCGTAAAACGACCTGCCTTAATTATGACAGTTGTGAATAGAGCCACGTTGGGCTGCGCTTTCATAGAAAGAAGTCGCGAGTCTTGTATTCCGCTATGCAAGACTCGCAAGAGTGCTGCGACCATACTATTTAGATGGTACTTTGTTTATTTAGATGGCGATTGTAACGTCTAACGGTACTAGACCTTACATCCGTCGCCTAAAATATTCTCGATATACTATGTAGGAGGTATGCGAGTAAAAACGTGGTATCCGTTTCCTGAGACATTTAATAAGGACCTGTGCGTTCTCCCAACCGACGGTGAATCTCAATACGAGGCATTCCAGTCTATTTTTGCGAAAATTATGTCAGCCACATTTGGGTCTGAAAAAAAGGTTACAACCAATGTAAGTCCATATGAAATGTTGTGCGAAAAATTTGGTATTGAATTAATTTTCTCAAATACTACTCCTGATGTAGTAGGGCCAGAAAAACGTATTATATGGTATGCTCCGGGAAAAGTTACGCACTACATTGCGAATGTGAACGGAAAAGAAATGAATCCGTATGACAAACTACAAGCTGTAAATACGCAAGGCTTCTGTCAGATGTTCGCGTTTTTTCTCGCAAAAGGGGATACGGTTGGATTTAAGAATGTGGAGCAGTCTAAAATGATAAGTCTTGAGAATTTCAATATTCTCGTACATAATACACAAACATGTCTTAAAAAGAGCTTGACTTACATAGAGGATGACCCTAAAATATTAGAGCGGTTTGGGGAGTTTTTCCAAAAGGTTAAGAAAGCGAGCCGTGAACAACTAGGAATAAAAAAAGGGATATCCTTTGAGGAATACATAAGGGATTTCAAAAAAATAAATGAATCGGAAAATTGTGTAAAAGCCTATATTTATGACAATCCTTTACGTGGCTATAGTGACGGTAAGCCGAGACTTCCCCTATGGTTTTTGCCAGAACACAAAGCACCAAATTATAGTGAACAGCCATATTCCTACGATTATCCTAAAGCCGCTCCTAGAGCAAGTCGTAGCAGATCTCGTAGCAGATCTCGTAGAGCAGTTTTTAGTGAAAATCATAGAGCTCCTGGCGCAAGTCGTAGGAGATAAACTAGGCGTGATTCGCCCAGAAACTATTACCGTGATGTAGGCATCTAGGCTAAGTTAGGCACATTCCGTTAATCCTCAAACAGCGGGTTCGCAAGACCATTCGCGAAGCGAAGCCAGTTGATTTCCATACAGAACACCCTGATTTCCCAGTCCTGTTGGGTCAAGACGCCACCTGGATTTTTGATTTCCATTGTGAGTCGCATAGAATTCGTACGAGAAGCATTGATAGAGCCTGTAGGTTGGTGTGTCCCAGGATTTTCCGCAAAGGAAAGGCCGTATACGTAGGCTGAATAGGCCGCATAGCCGCCCCTATGTTTGGAGGCTATATGTTGTCGGAAATACTGTTCGTCAGCCTCTATCATCGTAATTCCGTTCACCTGGAGTTTTGCCGCGACGAGCATGGGTTGCGTGAAAAAGGCTTCTGTGGGTGTTAAAGGCCACTCGGACTCCACACGACTCGTATAGTTTGTCCATTCATTGTTTAACCCAGTCGCCTTACGCCGAATAATCCATATTATTTCCTCTAGAGGATGATTCGCCTCTAGGGGTAATTGTATTGTCACAGTGTCCGCCGCCGTATTCTTGGACACCTGATATTTCGTGGGCTCATCAAACGTAAAGGTCTGTAGTTCCCTGTGTAACATCTCAAACGGTTTGCGGAGCAAATGTTGGCGGTATTCACCGTCAAGAAGAGCCCCGTGTGTGACAAGAGCAACGGACTCTAGTAGAGGTATGGTGGCCGAGGTGGTGCGCACTCTGTCAGAAAACTGGATGCGCCGGTTCAAGGGGACTTCGTCGCATGACGCCCGAGCCCCCGAAACTCTACGGACAAGCTCGGAAAAGGGGCGGAGCGTGACGAAAATACGGACGGCCCCTTCTTTGGCCCCAATGAGCGGTAGGGCCTCCTGGTATTTCACACGACCAAAGAAAAAGGGAAGAGGGCAATGTACGTATCCATCCTCTGTGGGAAAATTCCGTACACTGCCGGCAGTTGCAAAGTTTCGTAGCGTCTGTATGGGGATCTTCGCAAGATGGTCGTATGCAATTCCGAATTGCGTATTGTAGTCTGTAAACAAGGTGGCGAACGTAAAGATGAAGTCGCCGTCAATGGTTTCCAGGGTCTTTCCGTCTATTTCAAGCTCTGCAGAAGCGATACAGGCGGAGCCGAGTGAATTTGCGTATTCCCATGCATCGGCTTGAGGGTTCGTATAAGTAATTCGACCTGCCTCAAGCTCATAAAGCGTATTGGAGTCGAGCCAGTGTCCAAGTTTGATTTGTAGGGCTGCTCCAAAGAGGAGGTCACCTATACGAAGAGAGCCGAGATCGAAACAGAAGCGTTGACCGAATTCGGCGGGGCCACGGAATAGAGTGGTTTGCACGTGAGGAATAAAACTGACAGTTTTGCGGTTGCGATCTTTAGAAAACCACGATCTGTTTGTGGTGAGCGGGAAGAGGTAATTCTCTTGGGGGTCACGATCCGTGAGGTCCAAGAGTGTTGTAATTCCACCTACGGGGTTCATACTATGTTATGAAAGTATTCTTTTAGTGGCGTTAACATCTAAGTAGTTGGCGGTAGTCAGCATCACAATATTTTTAACCTATGATTAGATGAAGGTAAAAACAACTAGAAAAATAAAGAGGCGAATAGGAGGTAGTATCAATGAACCGAAGGTTCTGATAGTTATATCTTCCAAGTCACCCAACAGTATATTGCATGGCTGCTTAGATAGTCTTTTAAAAGTGCAAATAAAGAACAGCCCCAATTATAGGGTATGTGTTGTAGATAGTGATAGTGATAATATGGATGTATATGATAAAATAAAGGGGGATTTTCCACAAGTAGAAGTGCACTTTATAAAGAATAAGAACTACGAGTATGGTGCGTGGAAGTTTGCTAACGATACGTATCCCAACTATGATATTTACTTTTGCATACAAGACTCCATCGTAATAAAAAAGAAAGTTCCACTCTCTATTGTGAATGATAAGAATGCCTATATATTTTTTCATAAAAGTGGATACATTTTAAATATGGGTGTAAAGAATATCGGAAAGGCGAATATGAATATTGCAGGTATAAAATATAATAATATAATTAACTCACCTTTCTCTATAGCGCAACATTGTTCATTTATAGTGCATAATAATGTTATGAAAGATATATTTAAAACATTGGTTTCGCCTCCAAAAAATAAGCGGGGTTCACGTTCCTATGAGAGGGTGTTCGGTATATATTTCATCAAGAAAAATATAGTAACACATGATATACAAGAGTATTTTACAAAAACTTCTGTAGGGAGAACATGAATGGCAACAGAGAGCATCTTTAGTTGCTAAATGCAACGAACCCTCTATTATCCTCTATCTTATAGACCACCCACGAATTTACAATGAGGTTGAGTTCCACCGTTTTTGTATCGAACACAGACGCAATATTTGGATATCGCAGAAAGATGCTGAAGGCCGGTTTTTCGGCGGTCGAGAAATTTATAGACCCTTCAGGGACAGCTACGTGAGGCGTATCCCGTCCAATTCCTGGGCCGAGATCCCAATTCATTTCTCCTAGTCCGAAGCCAGGGTCGCGTTCTTCTTTTGCAAACGGCACGAGGGTGTTCCACAGGATAGGTCCAGCAGCAGTCTCTCGGTCACGACCAGCAATCAAAAAGGTCGCAGAGCCGTAATATGGATTTCTATAATCAGCTGTGGCCCAGCGCCGATTCCTATATAGGTTGTCCCAGGTACGTATGTACCAGAACATGCGACTAGCAGGGTGTTCCGCGTCAATATTCTTGACGACTTGTATGGCAAAAGCGCCCGAGAACGTATAGGTGTTCTCGTAGAGGAGGGAATAGGGTATCTCGTGCTTCTGTGTCTCATATTCCTCACGGGACTCTGCGTCCATATAGACGTGCCGAGTCTCCAGAGTCAGGATGGGTTTTCCTATGAGTTCTCTCGGAAGTGGAGCGAACGTTGTGGTCGGTCCACCTGTCCTGTCCACAATTTGGAAGGCCGATTCGCTCCAAGGTGCAGGATGGACGACCGAATCGTCGGAGCATTCCACACATTCTTCTAGAGTTCGGAGTGTGAGTTTCAGGCGAAATTTTTGTTGTTTCATTGCACATGTGGGGAGGCCACGTGAATTTCCAGGAATCGGAATTTTTAGGCGGAGTCGTCCAGGTGTTGCTTGGCGGGAGAGATCCCTTGTATCAGAATCAAAGCCTAGTTGGCCTGAGAGGGCCTGTGTGAGCCAGGCTGAATTTAGAGAGCCATGTGACAATTCACTTGCCCATAGAGAGTCGCCAGAGGTTTCGTAAAGGAGCACCTTATCCTGAAAAATCTGGATATTGGAAAAAAGGAAGTATGCAATTCCGCGTGTATAACCGTATGTTCGACTCGTGTTCGGCGTATTTATATAGTAATTCCATTCGCCGTTTTTGGCTGCAACGTCCGGAGGAAGCCAGGTAGGTAGGTCTATAAGTATGGTGGATTCCAGGAACAATTCACCGGCGACCTCGAACTCGAATTCACAGGAGCGACCAAAGTCAGTGGAATTCAGTGGAACGTTGCGGCGCAATTCATTTAAGAATGCAGGGCGGCGTTCATAGCGTGTTTCAAAGGGGTTGACTGCGTCTTGGAGCGTTTTACTAAAAAAATAGGTGTCTTTATTGCCTCGCGCAATTGACTCATATAGAGAACCCTCCATAAGCGCTCCGGAACGTTCGGACGCCATCCTATTCAGACGGGCGACTTACTTGAAATGCCGAGTAGCGCGAAGAGGTTGAACAAGTGACCACACAGGCGCTTTTTTTACGCCCTGAGTGTAGGTCGTGATGGAGTTCACCTTGAGGCGGTAGAGCAAACGGTTGATCTCTTGTTTAGTGATAGAGGGATAGGCGTTTTTTAGCTCTAAGAACAGTTCCCTTGCTGTCTTATTTCCTTGAAGTAAGACATGGCGAATGGCTTGAATCAGCTTCTCTCTCTCCAAAATTATATTGGGCTCAACCTGAGCCGTGTAGTAATTCTCTGTGTTCTCTACGGCAGACGTAGTTTCCTTGGAAAAGAGCAGTGAGAAGAGGTAAAAGAGAATAAGAGGAAAACTAGCTATAGCAGCCATGAAGAGATATATTTCGGCAACGTGGATAAGGATTTCGTATGTGTAACGCATTTGCATAATGTATTGGGGGCATTCAAGATGCGGCGAAAGCATAATTGCAGTGGAGTAGGGTGCGTTGTACTCAATGTCAGAAATAGTTGGCATTTGAATTTGAGAGAGGATGAAATCTCTCATCCCGGTGAGCACGTTCAATTTTTCGAGTCGCAAAAAATGTGCCCCCCCTTTTATACTAAGTGCTGTTTTGAAATGTTGCTCTAATAATGGTTCGGTATTTACGGGGCTACGATGCAGATTTCAATGGGATTCTTGTCCTGTGGACGCCAGAAGCCCATGCGGCGCTCGCACACCATACTCTTCGTTTGGGCGAAGAGGCGCACGAACACGTAGCCTACACCGCCGAGGGCAAAACCAAGGAACGTGGGCGCGAGAACTTCGGGGAATGGCGGGAGCATTGAGGGGGAGAGTCGCCCTATCGCGGTGCACTTCAATTTTTATAAATCGCAAAAAAAGGGGTGCTGTTTTTTAGTCCCTTTCGCAATTCTCCCCTTTTCGTTTGCTTTTTATGTACGCGCAGCTTTTGCCATTGAAATAAGTTCATCGGCGCCCGGCCCTGTGTAGCCTGTGCTGCGGCTCACTGCTACAGCCCTTTGGGTTTGCTCCAGACCAACCGCCTCTGCGAGGTAGGAGTCATTCCTGTTCCCGAGTGACTGGTTGAGCGAGCTGGATGCGACGAAATAGTTGTCAATGTGGTTGGCGCCGCCGTTGCTCTCGGCGATGATGTGACAGACGTGTTGGTCGGCATTGAGGGGCAATCCGGCGCGCTCCCTGAGCTTGCGGAACTGGGTCTTGCTCATGAAATCCTGTGCGCGTATCTGAGTTTGTGGGACGGGCGGGCCAAGATCAAAGGGTACAGACAGACTTTCGGGATTCAAGCGCAGAACTGTTGGTAGTAACTTCGCTTTGAAGGGGGCGCGCGGCGCCTTGGAGGCGAGCTGCCTGCGTGCTGCAGATACAACTGCTGGAGAAGGGGGTGGAGTCGGTGGACGAGGCCCGTAGCCCATCTGCGCACCGAGTTCCCGCATCTTTGCGAAACCAGGTCCGCGATGCCATTCTGAGGGCGGCGCAAAGTCGTTTGTACTGTGAAACATGTTGGGGGGGATTTGCAGTTGCTGATGTGCTCGCTTCAATTTTTTCGAGGGTCACAAAAAAAGACTGCTTTTCTTTTGGTTTTGTTTTCTCCGTTCTTTTCTTTTATTTTCACTTTAGCCGCGTAATACGCCGAATAATGAACACTGCACTATCGGCTTTGGAAAGATCTTTGTATCCCACACTGAGGCGGTTGACTGATTTGCCCACGTCAATCTTGGGTAGGCCGGCTGTTTTCTTGCCACTGCAGAAGGCGAGCACCTCATCGTAGCGTAGAGTCTTGGCTGCACCTGTGGTGGAGGTCTGGTAGAAACCGTTGATCTGCTTCGGCTCGTGGATGCGCCGAGCCCAGACTTTGGCCTCGGCAAATGAGGCGAACTCATGGGTTTCCGCAAGATAGTCGTCCTCATTCTTCTTCACCCTAGCGGGCGGCTCGACGACGCCGCCGTCGCCACCGCCGCCACCGCCCCCCGGCATTGCGTAGGTTTGGGCTACGCGGAGGGTCGGTGCGCCACCGCCTGCCGCCGCCTTCACCCGCTGCCCAGGCATTTTGTTGTCCAGGCGCGCCGCGTCGAGGCCGGCGGGTGCGGCGCTGCCACTAATCACCTCACGCCAGAAGGTGAGGTAGTTCGTCACCGTCTGGCTGCTGGTGTAAATCACAGTGGTAGAGCTCTTTTTGTAGCCGCAGGCGCGCCCCAGAAGGCTTTGGAGATTCGTGTCGTCCTTTCCGCCCACACGGTCCCACATGACACCTACATAGCGGTCATACATGGTCTTAGAGGCGTAGAACATGTTCTTCAGGATGACAAAGATGTGCTGAGTAGGTTTCTCCTTCAGAAGGTCATTAATGTCCTCATCAACCCTGCCCGAAGAGGTATCGTCGCCTCCGGATTCGGCCCGAGTTGTTGAGTCCCAGGGGCGCACGATTGCCTCGGGAAAGGCCGTGCACAGGGCAGCAGCCACTGCCTGCTGCTTCCCGTAGCGGGCGCGCAGAATGTGGATGCGGGGCTCGGCAAACTGGCTTACGGCCCGTTGCAGCTCCGCAATGCCCTCGGGCTTGTGCAAGTCACCGTAGTCCTCAAGTTTGCGGAGACGGCCGGCGGCGGACAAAGTTTCCACCGATTGATAGGCCTTGGTGGTCTTCAGCTGCACGATACGGGCCGAAATGGGTAGCTTGGAGGTGTCAATCGCCACGGCTTTTGCGGGGTCAGTGGCGCTGATGGTCATGAAGCGTATGCCGCGCGCGTGCCAGTGTTCGGGCGGGCAGAGCTTCGCTACGGAGGAGTAAATCAGGCTGTTGGGGCGGTTGGAAGTAGAAGATGCTAGATGGCTTTCGTCGACGACAATCAAGATGTTTGCCAGTGGCGAGGCCGCGTGGAGCGCATCAAGAGCGCGAACGATTTTGCCCAGACCACCGTTGTGCGCCACACCGCTACGTACGCCAAAGGGGAGGCGCTCTTTGGTTTGCTTCACCCATGCATTGTCGTTCATGCCTGTAATTACGAAGACCCTGTCGGGCGTAATCTTGAGGGTGGCGCAGTTAGAGAACACGAGGCGGAGCAGGGCGTTTAGCACACCTGTCTTCCCAGCCTGCATCTCTGCGGCCAAGTGTACCCATGCACGCTGCGTGCCTGCTACGAAGAAGTAAAGGAAGGCCTGAAGGGCTGCCAAGTACTGAGGGTTGTGTGGCTTCTCAGCGGCCTCGGCCTCGTCAGGGCGCCAACCAAACTCTGGAATCCAGAGGGTGGACTTGAATCCGGCGGAAGTCACTTGCAATTCTGCGTCAGAAATAAGAGCGGTTGTTGACATCTTGTTTTAGGAGTGGGGGGTAATACGGTAAAAAGAATAAAAATCAATTTTTTTTCGGAAATTGAACACTGAAAAAAGAAAAGCCTTTGCTTGCATATAACATGCAAGGTAAAGCCTATTCAATTTTATTCTAAATATCGAAAAAACTTAGGCAAAGCCTTTGCCGTTCTTTGAACAGCCTTTGCTGTTCTTTGAACAGCCTTTGCCGTTCTTTGAGCAGCCTTTGCCTCAAAATGAAATATTTTCGCTGTGTTCGATTTTTAAAAAAAAATTGAACGGCAAAACGGGGACAAAGCAAGTCCCCACACAAAACTACAGAATGTCTAGCCCTATCAGCATTTCAAACACCAGCGAGATTCTTGCGACCATTTCCTTCCTTGAGAGGCAGTTGACGAATTTGAAAACGGCCCTTGGCGCGACTGCTCCCAAGGTGGTAAACAGCTCCAAGGGAGGGGCAAAAGCAGCTGCCGCCCCTGGTGAGAAGAAGGCTCCGAACGCGTGGATTGTCTTCACGCAGAAGGTGGACAAGGCTCTCAAGGAAGCATCCATTTCCACTGGCGCGGCAACTGTTTCCAAGCAGTTTGCATCCTTCCTCAAGGACACCAAAGTCTATGACGAGTGGAACAATGAAGAGATTGTTGCCGCCTGGGCTACTTGGGAGAAGCCTGAGCAGCAGCCCAAGAAGGGGGCTACCTCCGCATCTGAGTCCGAGAGTAGCGAAGGTGCATCCAAGAAGGAGCGCAAGAAGCGTGAGCCCATGACTGAGGAGCAGAAGGCTGCTGCAAAGGCCAAGCGCGCGGCGAAGAAGGCGGCAGCCAGCGGCGCAGTGCTCCCAGTAAGCGAGGACTCTGCAGACGAAGACGTGCCTGTGCCTGCAGCGCCCGCGCCCCCCGCGGCAAAGCACGCCCCCAAGAAAGTTACGCAGAAGTCCACATTCACCATTGAGCAGTTGGCCGACTTTGACGAGTTCGAGTTCGAGGATGTCAAGTACGGTCGCAACATTCGCGGCGACTTGATTAACTGCGACGCCACCTACATCGGGCACTGGGACGCGGCAAACAAGCGGATTGACAAGACCGCGGCGCCGTCAGACTGGGCAGCGATTGAGAAAGCAATGCAGTAAAGGGATATTGAGGGAAATAAATAAAAAAACAAAGAAAAAAGGCCAAAACCAACAAAAACAAACACTTTTTTTGTTGCCATGAGAAATTACTGCCAAGTCTTACCGCCAAGTACTTAATTTAAGTAATTGGCTCTGATTGCTAGAACGAAAGGATTAAGTCACTCCAATAAGGGAGTACTTAACTTTAACGGCATGTGCCAAAGTTAGGTACACCCAAAGGGTGTACCTAACTTAGCCTACATGCCTACAGTAGCGATGTAGGCACAAAATAAGTACCCCCAAAGGGGGTACTTAACTTCCGCACATCGCGGTAGTACTAGACGTTACCAAAATAGGGTGCTTCTGTGCTAAAAAAATGGAATAAACGATATGAGCGCTCTTATTGAATTCGCGCCTCCCGTATTGGTGGGAAGCCATTCTGTATTCCGAAGTTTGTGACATCAATGTTCCCATTGAGCCGCTGTATTTCGCAAAGAGTGAACCATCCAGCCTCACTAATCTCCCTGTTATCGATGATGTTTACTGGAATTTCTTCTGGTACTAAACAGCGAAAGTACTCTGCATTATTTCCATCGCGATTCTTTGACAGAGTTGTTGTTAAGAAACTAACGTCCTTACGGGAGAGTGTAATTCCCGTTTCTTCGTGGAGTTCTCTGAGTGCACAGTCTAAGGCAATTTCTGACGCCTTCAAGTGCCCTTTGGGAAAAGACCATTTACCGCCTAGCCTCCCGCGCACAAGGAGATACTTTTCATCAGGGGTAGAGCATATTACTCCAAATACTTTATGTTTAATGTGTTCTTTGATGCGTTCTTTTAATGGTTTGTAGCGCCAACAGGTTGCATTCCATCCACGGGGTGATACTTGCGGCGGAAAACTTACATCTCTTGGGTGCATAATAGTCGGGGGTACTTTTATCATCCCTAACTAAATCTGTCAAATTTACTTTTAGTTATATCGGTACACATCGTTATTCAGAACAATGAATATTTTAAAATAAATTTGAAGGTGATGATAGAGAACTCAAAAGTGTTCTCTCTATGACTACAACACAATTGCCACAGTTGTGGGTGGAGTTCGCGTATAAGGCACATCAAGTAGAAGGGGTAAAATGGCTGTTCGAGCAAGAGAAGAAAACGCCAAGTGGTGGAATTGTCTGTGACGAGATGGGTCTTGGCAAGACAATTCAAATGCTGGCCCTTTTGAAGATGGAGAGCAATACGTCTACTCTACTCATTGCACCCCTTGCGGTTCTTTCTCAGTGGGAGGACACTGCGAAGCGCTGTGGCATTTCCACCTTACGACCGAAAATCACGAAACTCCATAGGGAGTGGAAAAGCGACGGCAAGTTCCGGCCTCTAGCACCTAAACTCTATATCATTGGTTACGAAATGGCCCGCAACTCCCCACAGTTTCTCACGATGGTCGAGTGGACGCGCATCATCTGTGATGAGGCGCACCGACTTGCGTCCAAGACATCTGCACTTTCCTCTATGGTGTCCACGATTCGCGCACAATCAAAGTGGTTTCTAACGGCAACGCCCATTGTCAACTCCACAAAGGACATTGTAAATCTGCTCACCCTTATCGGTGTGAATGTTTCCAAGAACCCAGCAGAACTCCTTCCCATTGTACATGAATATGTGATGGCGCGCTCGATGGTAAGTTTACGTAACATTGCTGGTGTCAGTGCTCCACCGAGGCCTGAGATTCATCGTGAAGTCCTTCCCTTTACCTCGGACGAGGAGGCGGAGTTTTATAAGGGTATGACAGGCATTATAGTAAAACATTGGAAGGCTCTGGATGACGAGGTAGGTGGTTCCAACGCGCTTCTGAAACTCCGTCTGTTCATGCGCCTTCGCCAACTCTCCGTTCATCCACAAGTCTATATTCATGCGCGACGGGCGTCAAATCCCACACAGGAACGACCTGATTGGTCAGGCTCTTCCACAAAGTTTGATGCGATTCTGCGTCTATTAAAAGAGCCTCGCTCGGAGAAGCCGCACAAGTGGATTATCTTCTGCCATTTCCACGCGGAGATGGAACTCCTGAAGAAGATACTCGAAGACTCTATGCTTGTGGGGCGCGTATTCCTGTATAATGGCACTTTGGGTGATTCCGAACGTAAATTGGTCATTGCTGCTACACACGAGTCGAGCACAACAACAGACGTGCTCTTGATTCAACTCCAGTCTGGCGGGGTCGGCCTCAATCTTCAGCATTTCGACCGCATCATCTTTACCGGGCCTTGGTGGACGAGTGCGCTTATGGAGCAAGCAGTAGGGCGTGCAGTCCGCATTGGACAGGCGGAAGTGGTACATGTTTATCATCTTGTACTCAAAGAGGAAGAGGCTCTCAATATTGACCAGTATATGATGAATAAGGCCGAGCAAAAGGGTTCTCTGTGTAGAGAAATTCTGAGTTCGGCGTGGGCAGGGCCGCGTGATTTGGAGGCCAAAAAAAACTGAGCAATTTTTAAATGATATTTTATACATTGACACTCATCTGTATTATTTTTGTCATTTCCGTACTTTTTTATAAGCAGCGTAGAACAACTGTGGAAATTCTTCAATCGGAATATACAAGCCAGGAATCTCTAAAGGAACTTTCTGCTGAACACCAACCCATTATCATTCGGAACACACCTATTCCACAGAGTTTGACAATAGAGCAATTGACAAAAATGCATCGTCTTAGTGACTTCAAATTCAAAGATGACGGGATGACTCTCCGACAGTATTTGACAGTGCGGGATTCAGAAACACAGACACCCCTTATGACTACGAGTGCTGCTGTAGCTTTGTCCAAAGAACTTGCGCTCCCGATTTGGGTATCTCATACAATTCATGATACTATACATGAAATGGGTGGGATTTTCAGCCTAGCATATAGTCATAATGTTCAGCCCGTTTTTGGAGGTATTGGTATGCAGCGCGCAACGGCTATAATGACCTTTTTTTTACCGGTGGAAGGGGTCTATACTATCTCATTAGTCAATCCAAAATCAGAGTCGTTCTTACCGGCGAATTGGAAGTATCGTTACCCTCATACACTTACAATAAATGACTCGCCTCTCGTTGCGGAAATAAAATATATTGATATTATTCTTCGACCAGGAACAATGATTTGTGTGCCTACACAAACTATTTTTAGCATAGAGCCCGATTCGTCCTCATTTCATTCGGGGCTTTGGATAGAGGTTGATTCACCTGTATCAAAACTCGCAAAGTTCCTAGAGGATTTTGACTGAATACCGCCAAGTACTTACCGGTATGTGCCAAAGTTAGGTACACCACAAGGATGTATGTAACTTTGGAATATGCCTACAATAGATGTAGGCTTAAAATAAGTATCCCCGTTCCAAAATTGAATACGCCTCTGTGTGTCTATGATAACACAATGGAATCAAGTTCAGAAGATGAGAATACAGTTTCAATGGAAGAAACCGCAACACGCCTACTATCTTTAGTGAATGGGGTTGTTACTGATTTTGGACTCGTTCAAACAAAGGTGGCCGCTGCACATCTTGATATTTTCAAACAGGATGTGCGCCCCCTTCGGGGGGTTATGTTAGGACTCTGGGACAAAATGTCGCTTCCTCCTGTTATACCGTTTAATGCGCTTTTGGAACGTATATATGAAACAGCGAAGCGCCTGGATATCCCGAAGAGAGAGATTCATTTCTCGGACGAAATTGCTCCCCTCTTCGGAAAATCCTATATGACCCTCTTTGAACTCGTTGATATTATAATTGATTCATTGGAGTTCATTCCGGTAATCGGTTCTCCCGTGTGAAAAATCAAGAGTCCACTCCCAGATTTTTTAAGAAGCCATGGAGTCTTGTACAGAAGAGCAGAAAGCCTGTATAGAAGCCGTTTTGAAAGGTGAATCCGTGTTTATTACGGGGCCAGGTGGGACCGGAAAGTCCTATATCATTGACATCCTCTATAAGGAATTCAAGAAGGTCGGTAAAACCATTGCAATTACCGCAATGACGGGGTGCGCGGGGCTTCTCATAGGTGCCCACGCAAAGACGCTCCATTCGTGGGCAGGAATCGGACTCGGACGCGAACCTCTCTCGCATATTGTCTCAGCAATACACAAGAACGGGCGAAAAAAGAACAACTGGAAAAAGGCAGACTGTGTAGTAATAGATGAAGTGAGTATGATGACGCCGGCCATTTTAGAGCTTTTGAACGAGGTCGGCAAGAGTGTTCGAAAGTGCTACAATAAACCGTTTGGTGGACTCCAGGTCGTCTTCGTAGGGGATTTCTACCAACTTCCGCCGGTCTGTAGGGGGGGCGAGAAGATGACTTTTGCGTTTGAGTCACCTGTTTGGAAGGCCGTTGTGGAAAAGACGTATGCTCTCACGGTGATTCAGCGGCAGAGGGATCCTATCTTTCAGAGGGTTCTGGACGAGGCGAGGAAGGGCGAACTATCCGATGAGTCCTATCAGATTCTTTTGGAGCGCAAGGCGGCAAAATGGAAAGGGAATGCAATTCGCCCCACGATGCTCTTCACTCGGAATGATGATATCAATACTATAAACCAGTCATATTTGGATAGGCTACCGGGTGAAGTGAAGGTCTTTGAGGCGACAACGGAGGCTCCACCCCGCACCAGTCCAGACGACGTGGGCTATCAAGTTCAGCGCCTAGATAAGGACGCACCCTATGAACCGACTCTTCGTTTAAAAGTCGGCGCCCAGGTGATGCTTCTTGCGCAGCAATACGAAGAGCGTGATAAGCAGATGACGCCGATTTATGGTCTTGTCAATGGCTCAAGAGGGGTTGTTGTTGATTTCACTCCGTGTAACAATCCTGTTGTAAAATTTCTGAATGGTAAGACGCATATAATTAAAGAGCATACTTGGGTGTCAGATGATACAGATAATGCTGTGAAGCGGAAACAGATTCCTCTACGACTTGCTTACGCGCTCACAATTCACAAAGCGCAAGGAGCATCTCTAGATTCGGCGCTCATTGATGTAGGGTCAGCAACTTTTGAGTACGGTCAAGCGTACGTGGCCCTGTCACGGGTGCGCAGTTTAGATGCGCTGTATATTCATGATCTAGAAAGGGGTGCATTTCGAGTTCATCCAGCGGTTGCAAAGTTCTATGAGTGACGACAAGACTCGGATATGCGTAATAAATAATTCTTTCAGATATCTAAAATAATAGATGCCGTGTCCGTGTAACTTACCTCTAGAAATATATCCAGGTTCTGAAGAGTGGGGGCCGCTCCTCTGGAAACTTTTACATGGCCTTGCAGAGCGGGCGGGAAAAATTCTAACACCAGTGTACGCTGAAGAGGAGCGCCATCATTGGACTCATTTTTTTAAAATGACCTCAGACATAATTCCATGTGACGTATGCAAGGAGCATTTCCGTATTTATTTAAGGGAACATCCTGTGGACGCTTTGAAAAAGATGCCCACGAATCAAATACGCGCCTACGTAAGACATTGGTTTTGGGAAGTTCATGAATGGGTAAATATGACATTGAATAAACCGTCGTTTCCGGAAGAAGATTTGGAAACTGCATATGCAGCTCTCTCTCTGCGAAATATTCTGGGCGCACTCGATATTCCTATGAAGCGGGCGATTCGCCTTTCGGGAAATAATCAAAAAAAATATACGGATTGGAGAGCAAAATATTTGTCCATGTTATCTATTTATGGACTATGAGTAGAGCTGAACATCAAGACTCTTGAATGTTTCAGGGGTCTTTGCGGTCAAATATAGAAATTTACCAATATCATTGCTAAGTGTTCCAATAATATTTGTACTTTGTTGTATACAATAGAGTTCTGCGAGGTGCTCCTTATAGGCGTTCAGTTTTACAGCGGTACTTTGACGATTGAATGAGTTTACATTTATTCCCTGAATTGTACTCGATGCCGGAGAAATTTGAAAAAGTTTCCAATATTTCGGGGCCAAATTCTGGAATTCAATAAATTCGGCGGGGTCTGATACGAGCACAAAGATGTTTGGTTCTTTGACCTTTTGAGTACGTAGTGCATCCTCAATTGCGGACACATAGGATGCTACTGTGGGGGGTCGAATCATGTCCACGCGACTCCTGGAACGAATGTGTACACCTACATCAAACTTAGAAGGGAGTTCCTGGGCTTTCGTAATTTCCATAATCGATTCCAGCATCTTTTGATTCCACCGGAGAACCGAGGCGGCATTCGAGCGCAGCATGCTTTTAGCGACCTGCGCCAAGAAACCTGCGTAACGGGGGTCCGAGCTGCCTGTGAGAACAGTAACACCGGGCATCATTTCAGAAACGTAGTGAATACTCTCTGTAGGTTCAAATGTTTCTTGCAGGAATGAGTACGTGCTTGATATAGCATTCGTCCCATCATACACATATAAATCGCGAGTATTTATAATGCTAAACATGTATGCATTAAAGAGGGCCGTAAATGAGCCTGCAAAATTAGTGTTTTCCAGTCTGAGGAAGTAATTGCGAATCCGAGGACCGTCTTCGGACTTTGTTTTGCGTGGAACTTTTATCCAGGAGGTCATATGTAGAGTATTAGATTATTTAAGTTGTGTTTGGACGAGCTTTCGTATAATCATAAGCCCACCCAGAACTTGTATGTATTTTGCCGTGTTTTTGGCGTCCGCAGCATAGACACCCTCTATGAGAATCCAGACGAGAATTACGAAGCAGTATTTATAGGGGATAATACAGACGAGGGCGCAGAGTATGATGAGTAGAGCGTTGAAGGAATAGGGTCCGAGCTGGAATTGATTTTCACCGAGACTCCAATCAAGAGGGCGGGTGGGTATCAAGTGGAGTGGATGTATGAGTGTATTGAAAAGTCGGGGGAAATTTTCAGCAATATTACTGTCGTTCGTTTCAACCACGTCTACGATAACGGGCGAAATGGAGTAGGCATTCAAGTTGAACTCAGATATCCATTTTCCCAGCTCTGCGTCAATATGGCCGTTTATAGACGCATCCAGTATGACTTTCGCACATTTTTCGGATAGGACATAGCAGTGTGTCCCCATACTTCCGCTCACGGCCATTAAATTCTTATCAACGACCTCGGGCTCCGTCTGGTGAATCTTATTGTGCACTTTGGAAGAAATATTTGTATTGTCACATAATACATCACAGCCTAGATAGTAAATATCGTAATCTGTGGGAAGTTGTTCCCAGCCTTGGCGGAATTTTGCGTTGAAGTCTGCGTCCAGAATCACATCGTCTTCGAAGATGGCCACGTTCTCGTAGCGGTTTTTCAACATGTCTTCCCATATTGCACGGTGGGAGAGCGCACATCCTTTCATACCGGCCGTACAGAACTGATTGCAGAATCCGGACAGGGCGTCGTGATATCCTAGGTCGGCTCCGACGACGCCTGGGACTCTGGTGTACGATATATTATGTCGGCGCATCTGTTCGTCAAACCTTGCAAGTCGGTCTTTATCCTTGTCCATGTTGATTACATATACTTTGTCCACTGCGGTATTTAAGAACGACATGCCTATCTTTGGCTGCTATTTTTGGGTTTTTGGGGACTTTTTTCCAAAAAGTCCTTTTTGGGAACTTTTTTCCAAAAGTCCCTCCATTTAAGGCTCTGCCTACATACCTATATAAGGAAATGTCACGTCATATACGTTTAGAAGTCGCAGCAGATTATGTGATTCCGCCGCTCTATTTGACGGCGGACTCCAAGACAGTTTCCACGGCTCTTACACTCGGTGCAGAAGCCTATGAAACGTTGCGGGATCGGGCTACGGCGGCGGCCATGTCGGAGACACAAGCCGATATGGTAAAGTCTGTGGAGGCGGAGGCGCAACAACAGGTCAAACGAATTCGTAATGAAAAACTGCGTGCGGAGGAAGCGTGTGCGGCTGCGACGGCCAGGCTGGAGGCGATGGAACTCTCGGCGGCCGGCCTTCGCTCCCAAATCCAGCGCGAGATTCGTGAGGATCTACAGGCCGTCATTTCCGCAAAGGATGAGCAAATTGCGCATCTCCAGCAGACGTTGGCGAAACAGCTAGACGCCGTTACGGGGCGCATGGATACGCTCCAGTCGTCTATTACGAAGACGTTCACATCCTCTAAGGAAAAGGGCACCTATGGTGAATTCTTTGTGGAGGGGTTCTTGAAGAAGGCGTACGACTGTAGTGTGCTCACAGTGTCTAAGGACGCCCAAACGGCCGATATTCGGATGCTGAGGACTCCGGATCAAGAGTATTTGTGGGAAGTGAAGAATTATGGTCGTCTGGTTACGTCGGAAGAAGTGGAGAAATTCCGGCGGGATATGCGCCTACATCCGAATATGCGTGGGGGAGTCTTAACGAGTTTGCGTACGGGGATTGTGGGAAAGACGCGGGGCGGAGATATCGATATTGAATTCCTCGAGGATGGGCGCTTCATTCTTTTTTTGAGCAATCTTCTTGGACGGGACGATGTCGTATTTTATTTGCAGACGCTACGTCCCTTCTTCCAGGTCGTCGAGTCATTTGGACGGCCTGTGGCGTCCGAGTCGGATACGGTACGAGCCTTGGAACTCAAGACGAACCTCATTACGAATCTCTTGAGAACGCACGCGAGTTCTGTAGGGAAGCATAGGAACTCGCTGATGTCGCACAAAAAGCGCACGGACGCCATGTTTGCGGAGTTCCAGTCTTATATCTTGGAGTCCGAGGCGCATTTGGAGACCCTGCTGCGCGTGGCTCTAGGTGACGAGGAGCAGTCGGCGGATATTGCGAAGGAGACAGAGACGTATTTACCGAGTACGGTGTTCCAGAAACACTGTTTAGCAGATTGTGAGGGGCGCACAAAGGCGTTCGTCTCGTGGCTTATCGGATGCACGGAGGCTCGGGAAGGGAAGCAGATTGAGATTAAGGAGGTCTTGGAGAGGGCGAAGGGGGTCGGATTCTCGGAGAAATTCGTGCGGGAACTGCGGGAGGAGATTTTCCAGCCTGTGGCGTGGGCAAAGGGCGCTCGGTATTTGATGGGACTCATGTGGAAGCGGGAAGGGCGGAGTAGGGCTGCATCAGAGTGCGCTTAAAAATTGAACAGTCCAACCCTTCAATCCTATAAATAAGCCGCGATGGGTCAGTATTACTATCCTATCATTCTAGACGCGGAAGGGAAGATTGTTGTATGGATGAATGCAGGACTTTACAACTCGGGCCTGAAATTGACGGAACACTCCTATATCGACAGCATCTTTGTCAATACGTTTGAGAGTCTTTTGAGTCCAGATGGACCCTATCACAGGAGTCGTATCGTGTGGGCAGGCGACTATGCAGATAAAGAGCCTGGTAAGGATAAGAACCTATACGAACTATGCGATGATTACAAGTTATTCAGTCCTCCGCACAAAAGCGCAGCCATGTATCCCTACATTGTGAACCATACAAAGAGGCAATACGTGGACAAGAGGCAACCTATTAGTTTGTTGCATCCGTTGCCTCTTTTAACTGTAGAGGGGAACGGGCGGGGCGGGGGAGACCTTCATGACGCTCCTCCCATCGTCGGTTCGTGGGCGCGCGATGTGATTTCTGTTGAGCAGAGTGTCGATGAAGGCTTCGAGCAGATTGCTTTTGATATTGCCTATAATTAGCGTCGCCCACTCTTTCTTGTGTTAGTACGATAGCAATTCTTATACGGACGGCACGATGCCTTCTGTGTAAACCCCATTTTTTCGCATGGGGTCTTTTTGCAATAGGCGCGGCTAAAGCGTCTGGGAAAGCGGTAAGAGCGCATCTACTGGGTGACGATAAAATTTGAATGTGGCGATTCTCAGTGTGGCGATTCTCAGAATCAATGAGCATGAACGCCGTCTACGTCGTTGTTGAGAATAGTCAGCCCTACAAGGTCGCCTATGCGTCCTTTGAGTCTGCGGCGGCGGTGAAAGAAAAGCACAAGGAGGAGGTGGAAGCGCAGATGCTGGAAGCATGTGGTGGAACTATTTTTACGGAACTACCGTGATGTAGGCATGTGGGCTAAGTTAGGTACATCACACGGGTGTACCTAACTTTGCCACATACCGGTAGACGTCCCCGAAGACAAGGTGACGGGCAAGACGTACTTGTACGGAGATTCACATTTACATTCACAGGTTGCCCGTTATGTCTTTCTAATACATAATTAGGGAGATGTCGGGCGTTCATTTCACGACGAACCTAAGCATGATTGTTCAGATAATAACTGGTTTAGTGAGTTTTAACGGTATTGTTTTAGAATTGCCAGACAAACATAAGATACTAAACGAGATTCTGGCTCTAGAAACATTCGTGCAACTGATTGAACTATTTTTCTACATTTATTTTCTAAGAGCATTAGCTGTGAAATACGTACATAAAATGGCAAGTATCCGGTATTTTGATTGGGCTATTACAACACCTACAATGTTACTCACAACGATTATATACTTTAAATACGAGGAATACATGGAAAAAAATGAGGAGAAAGTACTTACATTCAGCGATTTTTTACAGGAAAACATGCAGAATATAATAACAATTATTGTATGCAACTTTCTAATGTTAGTATTCGGCTATTTAGGTGAAGTGGGGCTTATTGATATGACATCGTCGATCGTCTTAGGATTTGCCTTTTTTGCCTATTCATTTTACGTAATTTATAAGAATTATGCGGTCAACTCTCAAAGCTCGTTGAAGTTGTTTTACTTCGTTTTATCTGTGTGGAGTTTGTATGGTGTAGCGGCGATCTTTAGCCACCACCATAAAAATAATACATTTAATATATTGGACATATTCGCAAAGAATTTCTTCGGATTATATCTGTATTACAGGGCTGTTGAGGTTCATAGAGCATCTACAAAGCATGCTGAAGCCTAGTACGACCAGGAAACGATGGCGTTTATTTTCTGTCCTACGAGCCACGCAAGAGTCTCCTTGAATAGGTTGTGATCCTCTTCGGTCCAGAAATCCTTGTAATCCTCGTAATTGTCATCGGCAATTTCGGACCACTCAGGAAACTTTTCTAGGAAATTATAGGCGTCCGTGGAGTATTCGTCTGTGAGTCTAGAGGTGTAGAGCGCCAAATGGCGACCCCGCTGTTTCACAAATCGTCTCAAGTGTTGCGGGACTCGGACGTTGTTGATATTGTAGGTCTTTGTGAGGTCGTCATTGTATTCAAACATGAGGCCTGTTTCTGGACACAAGAGGAAGCAGACGGAGATGCTGAGGTCAAAGCCCATGGTTTTCGGTTTCGGTGAAAAAATGTTCAAATTTTCTTTGGACCGCATCAAGACCAGTCAATTACAATACCCTTCTTGAGGACTCGGTTGGTCGCACTAACATCAACCCAAGTTTCCTCGTACGAAACATTGCTCTCGGGAAAATTACGCTGGAAACTTACCATAAGCTCATGATATGTTAAGGGGGCGGGAGGATTCTGGGTATAAACAAACCGTGTTTTTCCTTGAATTGCGAGCTTTTGTAAATCCTGAATGAATACATTGACAATCTCTTCAGAATAGCGCCTCCTCTCCTCAAGAATGCGTTGCTTCTCTCTCTCTGGTGCAGCCTGAAGAAATTCATGACTGAAGATCTGGGTACTCATTGTAGATGATAAGAACGCCGTCACCAAGCTCTTCAATTTTTTTACCCCACAGAAGACACTGGCAAAAGTCTTTCAGGACGGAGACACCAGCCAATACAGACAACAATAAGCCCAGAGAATAGAACGAGTCCCAAAGAAACGCCAAGACATAGTGCAATCAGCCCGAGAGTTTCATTCGTATAGACTAACGATACAAATCCTGAAGCAATCAGAATAATACATAATATAAGAAGAGCCCATATCCCCTTGTAGCATCTAGTGCATTTTTTACGAGAGCGCAGAAAGTCGTCATGGGACTCTACAAATAAGTTTCCCATTGTATTTTGTCGCAGACACACACACACCCACGAATCAATTTTACTTTATGCCTACATCACTACTGTAGGCATGTGGGCTAAGTTAGGTACACTCTTGGGGTGTACCTAACTTAGTCTACATGTCGGTAGGTACACATTTGGAGGTGTACCTAACTTTGGAATATCCCGGTAGATATAACGAAATTTAGACTTTCACATTTAGTTTGTGCCCGTTTGAAACGTCGAGCGGTATAAAAAATTGAAGCGCCTACAACTATCTCCACAAGTCCTGTAGTCCTAATGGAAGTCTCTCGCATCGAACGTTTTCTAGATGAGACGCCCCGTATTTTCACTTTCTTTGGATCTCTTATGGCCTTCGCCATTTTCGGAAACATCGTGTACAATTTCGCAGCCAGCTTTTCGTATCAGGTACTCTGCGCCCTATGGCTCACCTCTGTGTGTTTCGTATACATTCTCATTAGGCAATGGGACACTTTACCCAAGAGAGCGTTCGGAGTTCTTGGAAATATGATCGGACGGGAGAACACTGTGATGATATTGCTTACTCTTTCTATCCTATTTAGTTTGATGATTCCATTTGCCGTTATGTACAAGTGCTTATTCCTGTAACATCTAGTAACATCTACTACCGTGATGTGCTTACCGGTATGTGCCAAAGTTAGGTACTTGGCGGTAGCCCCATATTTTACTAAAACGCCTCAGCAGTAGAGAACTCCATGCTGTCCGCAGCCTTACCTACCTTTGCCTTTGCATATGTGGACACCCGCTTCTCAAAGAAGTTGTCCTTGTTCTCCAGACTGATACGCTCCATGAAATCAAAGGGGTTCGCAGCTCCGTAAATCTTCGGATAACCGAGTTGCAGAGACAGCCGGTCCGCCACGAACTCAATATAGGTCTTCATGAGTTCGGCGTTCATTCCAATCAGCTCGCACGGCAGCGCCTTCGTGATAAAATGCTTCTCTATTTTTACGGCCTCCCGAAGAATCTTGTGGACCTTCGCCTTCGGCAGACGGTTCACGAGTTTTGAATACAGGAGACACGCAAAGTCTGTGTGCAGCCCCTCATCCCGAGCAATGAACTCATTGGATAGAGTCAGACCCGGCATTATACCACGCTGCTTCAGCCAGAAAATCGCACAGAAGGCGCCGCTAAAGAAGATGCCCTCCACGGCTGCAAAGCCGAGCAGACGGGTAGCAAACGACGCATCAGGGCTTTCAATCCACTCTAGAGCCCATTTGGCCTTCTTTTCTACCGAGGGAATTGTCTTCGTCGCGCGCAGCATGTCAGATTTCTCTTGGGAGTCCTTAATGTAGGTGTCAATCAATAGAGAGTATGTTTCTGCATGAACGGCCTCCAGCAGATTCTGGCAGGCGTAGAAATGGCGCGCCTCCGGCCACTGGACCTCACGGCTGAAACGGGTGGAGAGATTTTCCATGACAATCCCATCTGAGCCAGCAAAGAAACCGAGAATATGTTTGATAAAATGACGCTCATTGTCGTTTAACTTCTCCCAGTCCTTCATGTCTTTTGCGAGGTCAATCTCTTCGGGTGTCCAAAATACAGACATATGCTGCTTATATTTGGTCCAAATGTCCGGATGCCGAATAGGGAAAATTACATGACGGTCCTCATTTGGGTCTAGAAGTGGTTCTTTTGCTTCCATAAGGGGTTCTGTGGGAGCCCCCCCTAAAGGTGGAAGTGCAGCAACTTCTTCCGCCAAGGAGTTCTTCCGGGATGTCGTCGGTTTTGCCAACCCCTTTCCAGCAAGAATAGGGGACTTTTTCAGTGCAACCTCAGCAGAAGACGACATTCGGATACTGTTTGGTTAGAAAGAAACTTGTGCCTACAATTTTTATTTGGCGCGGTTACTTTTAGAATTAGTAAAGGATTCTCTTATTAATATGGCTTTAGTGGAATATTTAGAGAGTCGTGGCTTTATTGCGAATGAAATAGAAGGATTTAGTCAACAGATTCCAAAACAGGTCTACGATTTAACTGTGCTGATTGATAATACTCATATAAAAACTGTAATGGAAATTGGATTCAATGCGGGACATTCCGCTGAAATATTTCTTGATACGAACCCAAGCATACATTTGACAAGTTTTGATTTGGGCGCACATAATTACGTGAATATCGCGAAAGATTACATAGATAGTACGTATCCTTCAAGACATACGCTAGTATTGGGGGATAGTATGAAAACTATTCCGGCTTGGAAGCAAACGACGTATGATTTTATTTTTATTGATGGGGGTCACGATTACGATACTGCGAAGGCCGATCTGATGAATTGTCGGAGGTTTGCTAATGAAAATACAGTTGTTCTTATGGATGATACGATGTTTACGGAGGGTTGGAGCGTATCTTTTAACACGGGTCCTACGAACGCATGGAGGGAAGCAATAGAGGAGGGTGTTGTTGTAGAAATTACTCATCACGATTATCAACCCGGAAGGGGGATGAGTTGGGGGCGTTATAAATTATAGAGTATGTATAGAATGGAAATCGAGCGGAAAAAAAAAACAGGACATGGAACAAGGAATAATAAAGTGGGAAAAAATCTTTCTTCTGCAAGAGTCTTACAACTAAGGAGGGAAGCAGAAGAAAAAGCAAGAGTCTTACAACTAAGGAGGGAAGCAGAAGAAAAAGCAAAATTATTAGGAATAAAAAATGCACGTACCATAAGGAGCATGTTAAGAGCAGCAGTTGTCGAGGCAAAATTTCAGCCGATGGGAAGCACTCGCAGGGAAAAAAAAAACCTACCACTACCACCTATACGAGAAGATAATACGATGAGAGAGATGCCTAGCAGAGCGCCTGTGCGCGGCAGAGCGTCTGTGCGCGGCAGCGCGTCTGTGCGCGGCAGAGCGTCTGTGACTAGCAGCACGCGTGTGTCTAGCGGAAAGCATTGGACTAGAAAAGGTAGAGGCCACTTTGGACCTGGTACTTCTTCGAGAGAGTTGAAAATGGCTGGAGAGTTTTTGAAAAAGGCGATGGCTGCGGCGGACAATAAGGCTGCGGAGGAGAAGGCAGCGGAGGAGAAGGCTGCGGAGGAGAAGGCTGCGGCGGACAAGAAGGCTGCGGAGGAGAAGGCAGCGGAGGAGAAGGCTGCGGAGGAGAAGGCTGCGGCGGAGCGCGCGAGGCCGGCGAAACACTCAATAGGAGATTTAACGAATAAAATGGGAGAAATGAAACTATAAGAGTGATGTGCCGAAGTTAAGTATATCCTTTAGGGGGTACTTATTTTAAGCCTACATCACTACTATAGGCATATTCCAAAGTTAGGTACACCACAAGGGTGTACCTAACTTTGGAATAAGCCGGTATAAAGATATTCTATAAGTTAGAATATAGAATGCAAATCTTCGTAAAGACACTCACCGGCAAGACAATTACCTTGGACACAGAGCCTTCCGATACGATTGAAGGAATTAAGGCGAAGATTCAGGACAAAGAGGGAATTCCTCCGGATCAGCAGCGTCTCATTTTTGCAGGGAAACAGTTGGAGGATGGGCGTACACTCGCTGACTACAATATCCAGAAGGAGTCCACGCTCCACTTGGTACTCTAAGTGATGTCTCCTTCAAGTCTCATTTCTGCGTATTTGTGCTACACTTATAAGATATGTATACCACAAATGCCGAATCTGAGTCCGCTATTTTATGAATTAACTGGTGTTTATGTAACAAATCGTTACATAGAAACGGGTGCGTATCTTGGTAATGGAATAAGGACTGTATTAAATGCGGGATACAAGCATATCCACTCAATAGAACTATCTGAAAAATGGTATAAATATAATGTGGAGCAATACAAAGATGCGAGCAGTGTGAAAATGCATTACGGCGATTCGAAAAGAGTCTTACCGGAATTGCTGAAGAGTATACGTGAACCTGTTACAATCTATTTGGATGCTCATTATTCAGGCACTCCAACTGCGTTCGGGGATGAAGAAACTCCTTTGCTAGAAGAGCTGGAAATTCTTAAAAACAGAGAATATGACGATATTATAATTGTTGATGACTGTAGGCTTATCGGTAAATCCGGCGTATGTGGGGCTGGACCCGAACATCCTATATATCCGACTATGAATTTTGACTGGACACATATAACCGATGAGAGGATTCTAGGGCTCATGAAAGATGGCTATGCACTCTTAAAGAATGACCTATCAGAGTGGAGCGACGGCAATAGTGACCAGTATATTTTAGTAAAGTCTCCGAATTTCCGCAAATATAGGATTTATAATGATACAAAAACGGGATCAGGCGCTCTCTATCTAGATTATTGCAGTGTCTTAAAGATTTTCATGAGTAAACTGGAGAGTGCCTACGAGAAGATAAATGAGGGATATGCAGTGGTTGGAGTCTGTACCGATGAATATTTAGAGTGTATAAAAGGGTGGTGCGAAGAGCATAGTTTACAGTTTTCGCGGTAAAATCCGGACCAATAGTAGTATGGGACAAACTCGTAAACTTAGAGGCGGAGCCACTCCGAGCCAAATTAGAGCAGGTCTAAGACAGCGTCGCTCTAAATCAGAGCGACGACCTAGAAAGGGGGTTGGAGCTTTGTATAGTTCCCAAGCGGCCGAATACATGAAAATGATTATGAAAGAAATAAAGGAGGACGTAGAAGCTCTAGAAGAAATGGACAGGAAAATTCGCGAGGAGGCGCGCAAACGCAAGGAGAATATGGAACAAATAAATGAGGCGGAAGAGGAGGACGCAGAAGCTCTAGAAGAAATGGAAAGGAAAATTCGCGAGTGGGAGGAGCTCGAACGCAAGAAGAAAAAACTCGAAATAAATAAAATTTTAGCCGGGCTTTTTAGTGAGCTAAATATTAAATAATTCCCGCCCTCTTCGTAAAAACAAAATCTTTTATTTAGTTAAACTCTTTATAATGGATTTGTGTAGTTTAGCAAAGCAGTATAGAGTCGACAAATGTCCCGAAGTTGCTCTTCACTCATATACTCCGGCCTATCATAACATTTTAAATAATAGACGCGATATGATAAAACTCGTTTTGGAAATTGGAATTGGAAATATGAGTATTATGTCGCCACTTGTAGGTTCTTCATACAAGCCTGGAGCTAGTCTACGAATGTGGAGAGACTACTTTCCAAACGCGCAAATTTTAGGGTGTGATATTTTGGAATCTGTTCTTTTTGAAGAGGAACGGATTAAAACTATTTACACAGATCAAAGTGATCCGAAATCTCTGCAGAATTTAGCGAATTACACGAAAACCTTTGATAAATATGTTGATCTTATTGTTGACGATGGTTCACATGTTATAGAACATATAATGCTATCATTCCAGATTCTATGGGAGAGAATTCGTCCAGGAGGTTTATACATTATTGAAGATATAAGGGCACGTAATTTGGAGTATTTTAAAAAAGCAGCAGAAATATTTAATTTTACAGATGCAACCCTCGTGTATAGTCATATCGGAAAAAATGATTGGGATGCGTTTGTTGTTTTTAAGAAAGTGAAAGTGTACGACACACGCGAAGAGATGCTGTTGGCCTGTGTTCCTAAAGGGGGTGTATATGCTGAAATTGGCGTATTTGAGGGTGAATTCTCTGCCTTCCTATTAAAATCGTTAGAGCCATCTCAGCTGTATCTAATGGATCTATTTCAAGGCCACTGTGGCTCTGGAAATCAAGATGGCAATTTCTTCAAAATGCTAGACCTTAACAGATCTTTCCAAGATCTCAATAAAAAATACGCAGAAGATAAGCGGGTGAGAATTCAACGTGGAAACAGCCGCGATCTACTTTCTGATTTGGATGACAACAGTCTTGATATGATATATATTGACGGCGATCACGGCTACGAGGGCTGTAAATCGGACTTGGAGCTGGCCTACAAGAAGTGTAAGTCCGGTGGTTGGATATGTGGGCACGACTACGAGATGAATATGGCGAAGGCACAGACGGTGTATACATTTGGTGTTCAAAGGGCGGTGAATGAGTTCTGCTTAAAGTATAAGCAGACCATCACTGCAAAAGGTAGGGACGGTTGTGTAAGTTATGCGATACATTTATTAAAATTGATTTGATGCAAGTGCTTAAAAATGCTCATTAACGGTGTATGCCAAACTAGTGATGTAGGCTTAAATTAAGTACCCCCTTTAGGGGGTACTTATTTTCGGCACATCGCGTTATATGCCCGCCAATCTCTTCGTGAGTGCCCACATGCCTTCCGTAGATGCGTTCTCTTTCCACCATTGGAATGCGGCGGCGGACATGGCCTCCCAGGCCGCCTCATCCATGGCCTCCGTCTTCTTCCGTAGGTCGTCCTGGTCAATCACCCGCAAGTAATGTACCCCCTCAACCGGCGGTGAAGCATAGGAGGTCATATCCACTTCGGGAGCAACGACAGGCACACAGCCCATCGCCATACACTCAATCTCGCGGTGACACTTTTTGCCGTATCCGGCGAGACAGAGGCCGAATAGGGATCTCCGCAGACGCTCCAAATACTCCTCGTGCGTATAGGGATATTTGGCCACCGCCGACTCCAAGTGTACGAATTCCGAGCATGCAGAAGACCAAGAGGCCTTCGTCCTGTTCCTAAATTGCACGACATTTTCCGACCTGCCGTAAAATACGACCCGCATGGTCCTCTCGGAAAAAGGGGGGCGAGGTTTAGAAGCTAGTTCTTCTACAATACGCGGGCGACGAGGCCAGAACGACCACGCAGTGCTTTTCATTGCCTTCGTCGCTGCCGGATTTCCAAAGAGACCTACGCACCACTCTTGCTCTTCTAGAGGCGATGCGTGAAACCACTCCAGCGTAGGTCGGTCATATAAAAGCACCTGGCCAACTCCGCCGAGCCAGACGTTACAGAGACCCGGCATCTCTTTTACGGTCACATAGCCTCGTTCAGCCCATAGGCTTACCATCTCCCGAAAACTGTCGCCCGCATGTGCAAAAAATCCCGTAGTGGATGAAGGAGGCATCAGAATTTCCAAACTAGGAGCTTGATGCGACGAGCCACGTTTCTTCGTATATGCACACAAGGCTGCTACAACATTTTCTGTATCTATCTTGTTCTGTGGCTTTATTCTGTGCACAGTTTGAACATAGTGCTCCACCTCGCAGACACAGCAAAGGTGCGCAATATCGATAGAAGGGGTCGCCTCTAATTGTAGTTCGAAGACGAAGGAGTCTGTTGGTAATAGCCACGAACCCCAGAGTGGGCCTCCTCCAACCATTCCAATCAACCCCGCTGCAGTCGTCAAAAAGTCCATGGTTTCCTCTACGGTGTCACCTTCTTCTACGATGACCGCATCTATTCCCGTAACCCGCTCGACCTCTGCAACGAACTCCTTTGTAATCCAATACTTATCCAAGCAAAATACCATATGACCTCCCGTCATTCTACGGCGAAACACAGACTCGCGGAGTGCCTTGACCTCCTGTGCTGTGATTTGGTCTTTAAGACCACCCTGTGGATACCACACATGGGCTCGGGAACACCAGGCCTGAAAGTTCTCTTCACGTAAGAGAACAGGGATCTCTTTTTTTCCAGGAGGATCCGTGTCTAAGCGCCACGAAAACTTTTCCAGAACTCCACGCATTTCCTCTGTACCGAGAAATTCACCACCACCTACAAGCCTTCGCATATGGAGGATTTTCCCTAAATAATTCACCATATAGAGCCATGGGCTCTGTGCTACATGATTGGGACAGAAGGCGACGACTGCAGTCTCAACGGCTACACATGGAGATAGAACACTCATTTCTGTTTCTCCCCACATATCCGAAACGACTTTGGAACCGCCTACAAGAATCGTATTATAGGTCTGTAGAAGTCCGTCCTTCGTTTCAAAGACATTCTCGTAGGTATGTAGATTTACAGTATGTGAAGGAAATATTACCCCCATCCGCTTAAAATCGTCGTTCTGCTTACAGAGCATCGTGCGAAAAACCGCGGAATTCACGCAGCGAATGGGGGGCTGATACAGAGGCACTTCTATTTTTTGAAACGTCTTCTGCGAAAGTTCATATTCGGGCTTCAAATCATGGATTCCCGTAGGCTTAAGATACATGAAAATTGATTTGGAAAGAATGTCCAGATTCTTATATGTTCTTATACCGCTTGTATGCACGTGATTTGTCGTGAGGCTCATACAGGGGTTGGCGACCATGTATTTATTTCGCAGCATTTCTACGTTGATTGCGTTATCACAGCCGTTCTGTCCAAAAGGGATGTCTAGGGTGGGCCAATTCCAGCTACGCTCTTTGACGGAATTGGAACTAATAACCCATGTATCTTGGCTGTCCGACCTCGGTCCGAAGAGTACTGGTTTTTCTTGAGGGTTCTCTTGGACGTCCCAGCGAAGTAATGAGAGAAAAGTGCTCCGCATAGAAAGAGACCAGAGGAGGCGCCACGAATCATCCAGGTAAATATCGGAATTTGCAATGACGACAAGGACATCCGAGGGCACTTTCTCGTAAATATATTGTAATACCGTACGGAAATTTAGACGATGACCTATTACATGCTGCTCAATCTTCAGAGAAGATACAGGGAGTTCATATTGCCGCTCATTGAGAAGAATGATTTTATCTACGTAATTACACTCTGCATTTTTTTGAAGAGTGTGGACAATTTCCGCAGAGCGGCGTGGTTTTGGCGATACAAAGAACTGTGTAATGAAATACAAGGGTCGTGGGGGTGACAATGTAGTTTCCTTGGAAAGTCCATATGCAGCTGAAGAAATGAGCCGATGCTTATCTGCTCCTTCCAAGACTGGTCCAGTACGCTTGTATTGTAGAATAAGAGCCAACATGAGTCTTGCATCCATTTCCGAACCGTTCCATGGGACTTGGAGCATGGGATAGAGCCCGAGAGCATCGTCCAGACAAATCATATTTGCAACACGCTCTTTTATGAAAAACTCAGGGCCAACTTCATCTATTACGGCTTTAGATGTGGCAAAAATCCGGACAGACTTGGGGCCGCCCTCCTGAATCCATTTTGCCGCGCCGAACCCAATTGCAATACAAATATCCACGACAATTCCTTTTTGACCAAGTGCTTCTAGAACCTCCACAGAACTAACGCCTACGTCAAACCTGTTCCATTTAGACTCAGCGGATACCGTTTTGTCGAGCCAAACGAGTGTCTTTTCATCCCGCCAAACACAGCCTTCTGACTCAATTATTTTTATGGGCTTTCCCGTCAAGGGATGGATGGCCGACATTTTATTTAGATATAGTGTGTGCGATTTAAGCGCTACTACTGTGAATGTACCTAACTTTGGCGTATGTCGATACCGCTAAAAGAGGGTCTACATACATTATATAGAATGGAACGCACTGATGTTGTGATTCTTGTGAATTCCACACCGGCCTATTATTACATTCTGCCGCTGTTTTTTACCATGCTTCGTCGATACGCCCCGGAACTAAAATGGCCTGTTTATCTCGCAACGGAGGAAATGGAGCACGAGGTATGTAAAGAGGTCAAGGATGTACACGGGGTGAAATTACTCACTCTGGACAGGACGGAGTCCGGCTTTTTTGAGAGTCGTTTGGCTGCGCTTAGGGTTCTGAAAGAGCGCTACACGTATGTGTTTCCACTACAAGACGATTTCCTCTTAGAAATGCCAATGAACGGGGCCGCCTTCAAGGCCGTCTTGGAAGCAATGGACCAGTCCCCTGTCATCGTTTCAGCGCGCTGTATGCCTTGTCCGGGGCCAAAAATACCTGGAACGTGTTTCAAAGAACTTCCTGGATGGAAGCCGCTCGTACAAAAAATGGATACGTTGGGTTTCGTATTTCAGGCGACCCTTTGGAGGACGGCAGCGTGTTGCGAATGGTACGAGCGTATCTCTACTGTTTTAGAGCGGGTTTGTCCGAAGAAGACTAGCACGGCTGCGGAAAGGAAGCATGTGGAAATTTCAGCGAATATTGCGGAAAATACCATAGGCCAGACGGAATTCTGGAATTGGTCAGCGGAGAAAAAATACGGACATATTGCTTGGGATCGTCTTGGGTCTTGGAAGAATGCCGTATACTTGTCACCGTTTCCTTATAGGCCGACTGCAATTGTGCGGGGGGAACTAGAGCCTTGGGCGAAAGAATTGATGGAGCGGGAACTCTAACGGCAGATGCCTATATCACTACTGTAGGCATGTGGCCTTATGATATAGGAGTCACTTAATCTTTTCGTTCTAGCCATCAGAGCCAAGTACTTAATTTAAGTACTTGGTGGTAATAACATCACTTAAGGCTCCGCATCCGAGTCGGGAAACGTGGTATCAATATGACCCTCTTTGCGATTCCAGCGGCCGAGATAGGCGTATGAGAGGTCATAGACCTTATCCTTGGTCTCGGCCACGTAGACGGAACGACCAGCAATTTCCTCTTTTTTAACCTGGATTTTCATGACAGGGAAGTCGTCGACGGCCGCTTCAATAATTCCGATAACAGCAGTTTTCGGTTTGAAGACTTTTTTGACGGGTCGTTTGGGCTTTGCTGCTGCATTGACTTCATCCATAGGTATTGGGACAATTTCGGTGATTTCTGGGGAAGTTGCTACATTCTTTTTGGTTCTCTTAGGTTTCGCTTCTGTGCGTTTTGCTTCCTCTCTCCCTATAAATCCGCTCGTTGTATCTAGAATCGTTACCTGTAACTCTGATGGTGGTGCGGCCACTTTTCCAACCTTCTTCGGCTCTCTCTTTTTTGTTGTAGCAATAGGCTCTGGCTTGGAGGTTTCTGTGCTTTCTTCAGAAACCTTCTTGCGTCGTATAAACTTTTTGATAACTGGAGTCACAGTATCCGACATTTCTATAGGACTTGTTTCCATCTCCTTATATGCGTTTGAAACCGTGTAGCCCGCCGCGAGTTGGGCCTGGAACCACTCGCCGCCTTCCAGCCGACTCCATTTTGGTATGGGCTCGTACATACGCCCGTGAAACATTGTTTCCTGATTTGGAATATATTTACCGGCGCGTTTTTCCAGCTGGTAGGCAGTTGCTTTTTGTCGGTCTAGACAGGCTGCGCACAAGTCATCGGCTTTGTTTGTACACTGGACAATTCCGAGATAGGACAGAGGTTTTGACCTGTGAAGGCGAGGCCCTGTCTCAAAGAACAGGGGGGCCGACTTCGGTGTTGTTTTCCGACCTTCGCATTGGCTCTGCATATTTGGTATTGTTCATAATTCTCCGGCGGAAGTCAATTTTATTCTTTGCTAGAAGTATAAATGTCTTCTGTTAAGACCCAGAGCCGCTATGATGCATCTCGCCACATCAACTATATTTCCACGGCGGCGTTCAACTCTGCATTTTTCGCCTACACATTTACTGGTCCCTCTCCTGCGAATAACTACGTGGGCTCTGGTGCGCTCTCGGCGGTGCTCAACTCTTCCGGTGTGGCCGTAACGGCGACGGACTGCCCCGCCGGCCGTGTTCTTCGCACGAATGGCAAGAGACTCTACCCGGACGCTGCGGGTATTCCTGTGGCCTCGCTTGCAGATAGAACTCCTCTTATAGGCGTGTTTGACTATCAGACGAATCTATCGGGCTTCATTAACCCGAATGCGACGGTATTTGCTCTCTACAATTTGGACAAGCCTGTTGATGATATAGGGGGTACAGCAGCCGGCAGCACAAACAATACTCGGGGTATGTCTGTCTACACGGGTGGAGATGTTGTGCTTCTTGGAAACTTGGTTCAGAGTAGAAGCGTTAATAATATTACCGACGGTACTTCTATGGCCATTACAGCTGCCCAACTAGTGGCCGGAATAGTGACATCCACGCCTACTACAACTCGCAATATTGCATTACCTGCTGCAGCGGATATAATTGCACTAATCGGGGCTACAGTTGGTGCGACAATTCAATTTACATTTATTAACCTATCTGCTACTAGTGGTAACATAGCCACACTCACAGGTGCTACTGGAACCACTATTATAGGTTCTGCGGCGACCGCTGGTGGGCCGGTGAGCAGTCGCTGGATTGTTCGTGTAGATACTTCCACTACTGTTGTTGTGTATCGCGCGTAAACATACACCCACGACCCCGAAAAAAAATTGAGCGCTTGGCGACCCCGACTACTAGTCCGAATCGCCAAATGTTGACTGATACCACGTTCAAGACGCTTACGCTCGCCGTTGCGACCTACGTCGTGTTCTTTGCCTACAGTGTGTCAAAGAATCCTGTCCTGGAGTGTTTGATCACCATTCTTCTCATGGTCAACCTGTCCGTTCTTACGTATGCGACCAGCCAGAACGACTTCAAGGAGGCCTATTTCCGCCAAGAGATTTATGACGATGCGCCCATGAACACTAACAACAGGAACGACGAGAATGACGAGAATGACGAGAATGACGAGAACGACGAGAATGACGAGAACGACGAGAACGACGAGAACGACGAGAACGACAACGGTCATTGCGACTGTACATGCGAGATGAATAGTCCTATGAACTTCAGTAGCCCTACTGCAAATCTGAATACGAACACTCTAAGTCCAGAGGAACTCGCAAAACTTCGTTATGAAATGAGCATTGACAATGAGCCTCCTCCGTTCTCTGTACGAGCTCTTGTGCGAGCCTTCGATAATAAGTCACCCGTACCCGACATCTCAGGCACACCTTTAGTACCCCCCTGTTCTCATAGCGTGGATACTCATGCTGACCTCTCAGGCTCCCATACTTTGACGACTAACTAAGCACCTCCAACAACTTCCCCAGAGTCCGAGCCGACGGGTCCTTCGTATCTGACCAACGTGGCATCCAAAACGCCGGCACACTCACTGTTTCCATACCGCTCCCCCCATAAAACTCTTCAAAAATCTCCCTGTAATAATACATCTCCGCCGTTGTCGGTGTATTCACAGGATATTTTTTTGCCGCCCCAGACAAATCCTCCTCCGAAACAAGCCCCGCAACCATCCTCTGAATAATCTGAAACCACGACTCCTCTGTCGGACTCACCCCATCACTAAACGCCTCCTTCTGTCTCCAAAGAACCGCCCGAGGCAACGTAATACCATCATCAAACGCCCGACGAAGTAACCACTTCTCAGGCAGCCGCCCTATAACCGGCCGACGCAACTCGAGAGGCACTGACAAGACCGTCTGCACGAACGCCTTGTCCAAAAACGGCGTCCTCGGCTCGAGTCCATGCGACGAAATACATCGGTCGCTCCGAAGAACATCGTAGGTGTGAATCTCATCTAGAAGGCGCACGACCTCGTTCCCATACTCTCTCTCGGAAGGCGCCAAGAACATATACAAATAGGACCCCCACACCTCGTCTGACCCATCCCCATTAAACACCACCTTACAATCACATCCATTACGAACCACCCGAGACACCAGCCAATTCCCCACAGACGCACGCACAGTCGTCGTATCATATGACCCGATATCCCAAATCACATGGCGAATAGCCCCAAACATCTCCTCTGCTGTCACAACGACTTCCGTATGGTCCGAGCCAATCCACTCTGCCACTGCTCTAGCATAGCGCAAGTCTGAACTCCCCTTCATTCCAATACTGAAGGTCTTCAGAGGGGCCAGCCCAGCCTCACGCAGATTCCGCGCGACGAGAGACGCGACGAGACTACTATCTAGTCCCCCGCTCAATAGGGCAGCAACAGGCCGCTCCATCATCATCCGCTTTTTCACAGCGACCTCCAAGGCGGTCCGGACAACCCCCGATGCGGCCTCAACATCTTTCAGGCCAGGAAGAGTGAGTGTGGACACCGTATGGTATTTTGCCGATATGAGAAGTTCCTGTGTATTCAGGTCGTATACTTGGAAAGAGCCGGGTTCAAAGGCCGATACGACCGAGCAAGTCGTAAGAAGACTCTTGAGTTCACTGCCAAAATATACGAGGTCCTGAGTCCGACCCACATACAGAGGCCGAACGCCATAGGGGTCTCGGGCGACAATAATTCGGCCCCGAGCCACATCTACGAGAACACAGGCGAAAACACCGTCAAAAAGGCGAAATAACTCACCGACCTCCACATGGTCCGCATCCGAAAAGAGTTTTTCGTACAGAGGACCAATCACCTCGCAATCACTTCCGGACTCACACGCAAGACCATAGGTCGTCATAAGTTCCTTCCAATTATAGATTTCTCCGTTGGCCATCCAGACGTTCGCATTATTCATCATTGGCTGCATACCGGCCTCATTCAAGCCGTTAATGGCTAGGCGCGTAAATCCCATGAAGCCTTTGGATCCGATAGGGTGTATACGCGTCGCTTCCGGACCACGTCCTTTCAAGGCCTCCAAGTATTTCACGTATTTCGCAGCGTTGTTTTCTACGGCCCCGAATACGGCCCAGATTCCGCACATTCTTTATGTTTCTTATTGGACACCCTATAAGTCCCAACTTAACTATGCTGGAAGTTATCACTTCGCTGAACGTTTCTTTTTTCTTGTGACATGTGTGGAACATTCCCTAAATATTTTTGCATCTTTTTGTGCCATTGCGAGGCCGCCCCATTTAAACTGTTTTCTATCTTTCCAACCCATATCCCAACCTAGACTATAGTATTTGTCAGAGGAACGTTTTACTTTTAATGTTCTACACTTTTCCAATTTACCATATCTACCATAGTATCTGTAACGAGAACCCACCTTTAGTTCTCTGGCGGATATATCTTTAGGATTTTCTATTTTAGATTCTGTATTTCCCATCTTGTATATATACTTATAATATTTCTTTTCCTACCGACCAGTAGAATGGATCCTAGTGATATACTTCGTCGTACCCAGACGCGCACGATTTGGAATGACTATCGTGCGCAGAAACTCCAGACACAAACGACTACGTTTGTTGCGGCGGCGATGGGCAGCGGGACCACGCTAGACGTGACGTCCGTGATCTCAGGAACACTCTCGGTAGGGTTCGAATTCGTGGTAAGCGAGACCACCCACACCGTAACGGCTTTCGTGACGGGCAACGGCCTAACAGGTACCTACACGATTACGCCCTCTCTCACACTCACTTCTGCGACGACACTCACAGGTAGTTCCTGCCCTCCTGCGAACTGCGTTGCGCTCAATACAGGCTGCGGAGTTATCAATTATCCCAGTTATGAACAACGCCAAGCCGTCGCAGAAGGGCGTATGAATTGTAAAACATGTTCCAATAATACTGGTCCGCCGTGCCAATAGTCTGTGCTATTTATCGGTAGATACCGGTAGAGCAATTCGCAATAAAGGGCGACAAATAAAATAATTTTATTTTATCATATTAGACTGCAAATGTCAAAAAAACAAAAACGGAAAATACGAAAAATTATGTGTGGGTGAGTCCCGATAAGTTAGAATATAAGGTGAAGATAACAGAAGATTCTGGCGAAGATGGTGGTGTGCTATACGGAATATTCTATAACATGCCACCCATAAAGTATTTTCATTATCCTTTTTTTAGATTCGGCGAAGATGTTAAGACATTGGATCTTTTTAAAAATGTATATATCACGGGAGGAGAAAAATATAATAAGGGCATTTTTAAAGAGCTCAGAACGACGAGCGCAGCATCCATAGGAGGTAGACGGCGCGGCTCAACTCGCGGAAGATCTAGATACCAAAAAGCAACAAAGAGGGTTCATAAAACTCGCAGTAAACGTGATTAAAGATTTCCAATATCTACATCTTCTTCCTTTTTTTCTTCCTCTTTCTCTTCTTGTTTCTCTTCTTCACCGAGATCCCAATCAAAGCCCTCGTCATCTTCCGGCCTCGCATTATCAAAAAACCCTTTTGGCGCCGTTTTAAAATGAGCAGCAATAGTGGTCACGTGCGCGCGACTAAGAATGCCAATAATCGTACTGAGATACTCCTCCTTCTGTAAAATAACAAAGGTCGTTCCCGCAAAAGCCGCAATCGTATTGTCCTCACTGCGGGCGGCACCCTTTTTACAGCGCAAAGCACCCTTCAAAGATGCTGTGACCGCCTCACCGTCTACTGTTAATAATTGCATCTGTCCCGAACCACAAAGACGCTCTACTCGAGCCACTGTGAGGGGCTCTACACTCTCTCCGCACACAACATCATCCACGAAATTCTGACAAAATAACTTATTTTTCTTTTCATTTTTGTTCTCTCCCTTAGCAGCCCGTCGCATTCCCTTTCCGCCAGGATTCTTTTTCGCAGGCATTCTATAAATAGATGCTACTATTTCTTTATATCAATTAGTCTTGATGAAATTTCACACACTGTATTTTTTAATTCTCAAAGTGTCCTTTATTGTACAGTTTTTTCTTATTATTCTGGGGAAAATGTCAGAACATAACGTGATATATTTAACCAATGACTTTATGTTCAAAGTATCTATTGGGCTTTTTTTAATACTCTATTTTTGGTTTAATGATGTTCCCAACCTGTACGGTTATGATAAAATCGTTATTTCTTTCGGAGGTACGCTACTTGTATATGATGCATTTTACAATGTTCTTCCAAAAATACTATTTGAATATGGTATCGGATTCAATCCGTTCTCGTTTAGAGCTATGTTTTATAGGATCAACACCTGATAATAGAGTCGTTATGGTCGGCGGAATACCATATGGGCTTCCAAAGGTGGTGCGCATCTAAATAGTGCCATATATTCACTTCCCATGTCAGTATCTCGTGAGTTTTGACGATGTTTTTAAATTCTCGGCGGTATATATTATACATTTCTTGTATGGACGCCCTATCACCGATAAAAAAACCTCCACAGAATCTCCAATGTATAGTTCTGAAAAAGTCAGAAACTCCGTAGTTTTTCTCCCAACATCCAGGGATACGAAGACCAGGTAGAAGCCGTATTTTTGTAGAAAGATAATCCATACATTCTGGAATATTCAAAAATATCTGACATATATTGAAATCAATCCAAGCATAGTGTGTGGTGTTTCCAATACGCCTCACGCGTTCCACGAGCTCTATTTTCGCGTTCTGGACTATATGATAGGCCGCAGTATCTTTCTCCGGATTACTCGAGTTCGGAATAGTGTAAGACAGGCCGGAAATTTCCTGAAATGTTTCTAAATCTTCAAGTCGGATGATTTCTATGCAGACATTCTCTTTCACTCCTACAATCACAGTGTATTCTTTTAAAAAACTCTGACTCAAAAAAAGGTGAATAGAAATACCAGAATCGGCCAAATGTTTAAACAGACGAATACGGTGCTCGGTAGATTTCACAGTAGAGCCAATCTCTACAAAGGCCGATACGAATGTTACAGAGGTCGTTGTCATAAATTATCCGTCTATAAAAATTGATAAAAGTATGCGCGCCAAACGGTACATTATGAACATATTCTTTCTACATCCAAATCAAGGACGTTGTGCGCGATGGCATTGTGACAAACACGTTGTAAAAATGATTCTGGAAACCACACAACTTCTCTATACGGCGCATTGGATGCTCTGTATAGAGGCGGGTACTCTCCCAAATTTCTCAACAGCTCCGCCAACAAAGAGTGAGCCACGTATGCGTGGCTATTTGCCCATAAAAAATGATAAACACCCCTGCGCTCTTTGGACTCGTGCATCGGTCGCACACTATCATTGGCTCGTTCTGCTTGGTATGGCACTCTGTAACGAATTTCGTGTGCGTTTTAAAGGGAAGGTGCACTCCTGCGAAGCTCATTTGCGCTGGCTGTATTTCAACAGGCCAAAAGGGTTTTCAATGACAAGTTGGACAGAGCCCCCTCTTGCAATGGCTGAGCAATACAAATGCTCTAAATCTGCTATTGTTTCCTATAGGAACTACTATAAAAAAGGGAAGATACACTTGCTTCAATATACGGGACGACATAGGCCGCACTGGCTCTAAACCTGGCTCTCTACTTCTTGCTGTGTATTCGTATCATATATTACGTCTAAAAGAGATAGTGTCCAGATTATAGCCGTTAAAATAAAGAAATACAGATATATATTTTCTCCATTGTAAATGAATATGGAGAAATTTGTCATGGAAAATATGAGGATATATGTTGGAATTCTTTCTGAAGTTGTATTTACCACGGTGTTCGAAATTTTACCGTGCTCTTCCACCTCTATTTCAACTATAGGTGCGCGGATGCGTAAAGAGTCGGCTTGCTGCATACGATTTTTTTGCCACGTGTGAGTTCAAATTTATTACGGCCAAGAACTTAAATTAAGTAATTTGCACATACCGGTACTTGACTTCAGCACATAATAATACATCGCGCTACCCAACATCGTCACAAAAATTTCCTAACCCATATCAAATATTCCGTATTCTCCGTCTTGAATTCGTTCTTATAAAGTACTGCATTCCCAATCTGCGACATAATATTTCGCTTGTACTGAATCTCCTCTACAGACACTGCATCAAGTCCAAATCTTTCCTTCAGAGAATCGCAGAGCACCTTTATTGGAAGAATACTCTCATTATTATAGGAAATCAATACGTGCCGCACAGGTAACGACTCACATATAGCCAAGAATGAATGAAGGGCGGTTCGTTTACTATTCCAAGAACTTACCATTGTCTCATCAAATTCCTCTGCTCCACTGACCCGATCTATCCGACGATTCGTCTTCAAAGACACCGCCGGTTTATCCCAGCGAGTAATACTATCCCAAATGTGATAATACGTTGAATACGAGTGTGCAGAATATGGGGGATCAATATAGGCGAAATCTGCCTCTTCATAGGCAATTTCTAGGCAATTTCCCACATAATGGGTCGCAACCGGTCCCTCTTTAAAAGGAAGGTCAAACAACGTAAGAGCATCTGTTGTTCTTGTTGCCCAATTTTTCAAATACGCCTGTTGAACTCCGACACTATTGTCCACCTTGTCCAACGCGAATATAAGACACGCCACCAGAATCATCGCCTCGTGTCTATTTATATAGCCACTCGCCTCCCACTCCGAAATCTTATCACGAAGCCCGTCGGCCTTTCTTCCATTTTCAGGCCGCCACATACGTACGGTCCCCCCCTCAACACCAGAAACGTCACAGTAATTTGTTGTAATCCATCCAGGCGACTCAGAGACGCCACGTAGTTCCGCCAAGAGACCCTCCACACGTCTACCAGACTCAACTGTTCTTATAAGGAACGCATGTGCATATGCCTCCGTGGCCCATGAAAGGTCACTGCTCTGAACAAGCCACCCTCGACTACGAAACGCCTGTGCCACACGTGTAGTGCCACTACAGACATCTATCATACGGCCTGCTACAGAACCAAGTCGTGCGTCTACAGATGCCGTAATATGTTCCAAAAGTGATAATTTACTCCCTATGTATTTGACACCACACGTTTGCATAGGGAGAAGCACCTATCCAGACCGGAGATGCTTCTTTAAATTTATATCCGAGACCACGAACAGATGGACGATTGCGCAACAAAACAGGACCTCACGGCGCTCTGCGTATTGCTTGTTCCCTTCCTCGCATTTTCTATTGCTGCGTGCTTTATAAATGTTCGCTCACATTCAGACCTTACTTATAAAATAGACACTCTTATACAAGGACGGGCTTCGAACCAGCGGCTTTCCGTGTAACGTCTACTAGTAAAATTAAGTACTCCCCATAGAGGGCCACAAAGTGGCCTTATGATATTAGAGTGACTTAATCTTTTCGTTATAGCCATCAGAGCTAAGTACTTAATTTAAGTATTTGGCGGTAGGAAATGTATTTCCACAGAGTAAAATATCCCCCGTTTTCAATATCTTCGGCATATATATTTGATGACGCACATGTTCATGACACCTCGCCGTATATTGCGCAATACTATTTTTAAAGTTTATGGGTGAACCATGTGGGTTATAAATATACGTAAATAGAGAGCCGTCTAGTGTATCTAAGTCGAATGTATAGTATGGATTAGATATGAAATGGCACTGAAACACATTTTTTTTTACAGATAGAACAAGTACCGGAACGATAGTGTATTGCATATTATTTGGATAGTATAGTGTTATATCCGATTTTTTAGAACGAATACTATGTTGTATTAAACTGAAAGCAGAACGTGTGATACTGTTCTCCGAAAAGTATCGCATGTTCTTTATTAGAAAATATCAAAAATTCTTTAAATCCCTGCGCGTTTTTCTAGTTTTTCGTCGCGGGTGCTGTATTTCTCGAGACTTACGTCGCCGGTGACCTCCATGTAAAGTAAAACCTCCACCGACATAAATGCAATTATCAGGGATTGGAAAAAACACGGCGAGCCATGCCCTTTCAAAATAGTGCCCCACTTCCGGATTTGGATGCCCTTCGAGTTGTTTTATGAAATCGATGTAATATTTTTTTGGATGCTGTTTTATATGCTCTTTTGAAATGGCCATTACAGCTGCGAATGATACATCCAAGATATTTATGTTTGGGAAATTTTGTTTATACCAATTCCCAAAGGGACGAGGTTGGGATGGTTTTAGTTTTCCACTGAAAATATTAATTGCAGTTTTATCAGTATTTCTGTTACTGAAATGAGATGCAGTATAATAATCCATCTTAAAATTTTGTAGTTCTACATGGACATATGTTGATAATCTTTGAACACTGAAAACAGAACGTTTTGTTTCAAAAACTTTTTTGGTAATGAAATTTAATTTCGCACGCTCTCTCTGAAGGTCTGAAGAACCTTTTGTAAATATAGTCACATCAGCAAGAGTGTCATAATGGTGAATAATATGATAGAGATATGTGTGGTCGCAGCGCCCTTCATTTAAAAGGTTAATCTTTACACACTCTTTACCTTTCATGGAGCAATGTAGTTCTTGACTAGTTTTATTATTCGCTTCGTGATTTTTATTGTATAGGAAAATATTACGAAAATTATACTCCATTTTCTCGTAATTCTTGAGCCATGTCAAGGGTTCCTTATACATGGCTATAACCATGTCACAGGAAAATTCAGGTTTACCTCCATCCATCTTACAGGTTTGTTAGATATTATTTATCACCAAGTATTTAATTTAAGTACTTGGTGATACCCCTAAAAGGTTACTTAACTTCAGCATATCACGGTAGCCTAGATACTGGTAGGTCTAAAATAGGTTGTACAAAGATTATAGAGATGAGTAATCCAAATATGTGTAGATTATTTGAGCAATTGGATAGACTTCGGGTCTTGAAAGCAAAAATGAATGAATTACGGCGAAACAGCGAAATTTGCTCCGCTTCTACGGAGCCCTCTACCGCTATCATTGTAGAACCAAGGAAGCATCGGGCTCTAGGTTTTGTTCTGAAAAATGCTCTGGAGAATTTGCCGGCGAATTGGAATATCCGAATTTACCATGGAACAAAGAACCGGGATTTTGTGGAGAAACTTCTGGAAACGGAACTCTGCAGCTCTGACAGCCGAATTACCCTCCAAGATTTGGGGGTGGATAATTTGAATTCCGCCGCGTACCAGAAATTACTGACAAATCGTAAATTTACAGAAGAAATTCCCACGGAGACGTTCATAGTCTTTCAAACGGACTCTATGATTAATCCACTGCAACGAAATTTACTTGGACAATTCTTGGAATATGACTATGTTGGCGCACCGTGGATGAATGGCCAAGTAGGAAATGGTGGATTCTCACTCAGAAAGCGTTCCAAAATGCTCGAGGTCATAACGGCGTCGCCGCCTCTAGAAACAGGTCATGAAGACGTCTTTCTATCTATGAGTCCAAAAGTACGCCTTCATAAACCAGATTTTGTAAAAGCAACGCAGTTTTCTATTGAAACAGTCCCGTCCCCTATTTTTTTCGGAGTTCACCGAGTTTGGGGGTATAATTCGGAATTTCTGGTGGATCTGTGTATGCGTTGTCCAGGTTTAAATGACCTCATTTCTCTACAGGATGTGGTAGATGACGGGGACACGTGTACAGCCATTATTGTAGAGCCGAGGAAGCATCGGGCTCTGGCCTTCGTTGTCCAAAACGTTCTGGAGAATTTGCCGGCGAATTGGAACGTGCGAATTTATCACGGAACGAAGAACCGTGAATTCGTGGAGAAACTTCTGGAAACGGAATTACGCCACGACGCCAGCCGAATTACTCTCCAAGACTTGGGTGTAGAAAATTTGGAGACGCAGGTAGCCTACTCCGGAATTTTATCCAGCCGTGAATTCACGGAGAAAATTCCGACGGAGACGTTCATCGTCTTCCAAACGGACTCCATGATTAATCCGAATCATAAGGACCTTCTGGAAAAGTTCTTACAATACGATTACGTGGGTGCGCCTTGGCCGTGGGATCACTTGAAGGTCGGAAACGGGGGTTTCTCTCTAAGAAAACGATCCAAGATGCTCCATATTATCAATACGACCGAGCGCTACAGGGGTGCCTACGAGGACCAGTATTTTTCCGTGGGTTCCAAGCTCGCGAGACCCTATAAGCCTACGCACACAGAGGCCATGGAATTCTCTATAGAACAAGTGTATTCGCCGAAGTCATTTGCAATTCATAATGCGTGGAAGTATTTGCCTGAGTATGTGGAGCAGATGTGCAAGGACTGTCCGGGCCTAGATGTGCTGATGAGCCTACAATCATGCGAGCCCCTCTAAATAAAATATAATGGAGTATAATAGGTATGGCGCGGGCGAATAAATACCGCAATATAATCATATTGATTATTCTTCTGTTTTTCCTATACGTTCTATATAAGTATGTAAACCGTTCAGAAGGATTCAATGGAGAGGCGCAACAACGGGTACATTTAGTCCTGTATTCAGACGGCGAACCCTTTGACACAACAAAGAGACTGACAATTAATTCGGTGAACGAATTTACAAATAGAGAGGTTATCATACACGACTACAATTTAGAAAAAATAAAACAGAAGGAGTGGTTTACACTTATAAAGGACCTCCCGTCAATTCATAAACCAGGTAGAAGGGATGGGTACTACTGCGCATATAAGGCATTTTGTCCGTACGAAGTATATAATTCAATGAATGATAATGATATTCTCTATTACGTTGATAGTTCACAATATTATAGAACAGGATTTACGGAAAATATAGATAAGTTATGTGATATTGTAAATGAAAAGGGATTTATAGCAGGGAGTGTTGGTGATGACGTTAAAAACAATAGTTTTGGATGTTGTGATAATATAAAAGTATGGAATAAGATTATTCCGAATAATGATAATGAGAAGTATTTGAATGATAGACACGTTCTAGCCTCTTGGTTTATACTCAGAAAGACAGAGAAGAATACAGCATTTATGAATGAGTGGGTAAAGTGGTGTGTGTACAAAGATGATGAATTGACTGAGCCGTTAATTACATACCATCATCCAGGCGACCAAAGTATATTCAATATTCTTGTGCGAAAATATAACTTACCTGTATTCTATTCAAAAGATGTAATGCACAATGAAAATAAAAACAAAAATACAGTGTTGAATATTATAAACAATACAACAACACCTGATAAATTTTTTATTTATTTGTAGACCAAGAGTAGTGATATGGCTTCAAGAAAGCAGAAATACTTTTATACTGTGTTGAGTATTACTATAGTATTGGTAATACTTATCTACATTCTTTGGTTCAACGAGCCAGACTACAGCACAGATAAATTCACGGCGATTATTGTGGAACCCCGAAAGCATAAGGCTCTGGATTTCGTTCTTGGGAATTTCCTGGAGAATTTGGATGAGCGATGGAGAATTATGGTGTTTCACGGTACGGAGAATGAGACCTTTGTGAAAGATATTATTGCTGCGAAGCGCACCGATAGGATTACAACAGCCAATATAGGACGAAGCAATCTCACGAAGGAAGAATATAGCGCCTACATGATGAGTACGGAATTTCTGTATAGAGTGCCCACAGACACCTTTTTAATCTTCCAGACCGATTCTATGATATGCCCCGAGTTCAAGAATACAATAGAGCAGTTCTTGAAATACGATTACGTTGGGGCGCCTTGGAAGGAGATTCCGAAAGAGTATGAACGAAAGGGGGAACTCATCGGGAATGGTGGCTTGTCGCTTAGGCGCAAGAAGAAGATGTTGGAGATTCTGGAAAAGTGTCCTGTGAGCCCGTCAAATGTTCCAGAGGACGTGTTTTTCGCGCTTCCTTGTCCCACAGTCAATATATATAAACCGTCTGCGAGTACAGCAAAAGAGTTCTCAATAGAAATGGTATATAGTGATAAAAGTTGGGGTATTCACCGGGCATGGAATAAGGATAATCTTGGCGAAGGACCGACGGAGGAAATAGAGGCGCAGTGCAAAGGGTATAAGACGCTTGTGGAATTAAATAGGGCCGCCTAATAGGGGATGAAGGCTGCAACCATAAGAAAATACGGTGTATTTATGGCAATTATAGGAGTTATCTTATTCCTGTATTTGGTATATCAACGGCCTACAGAGGGATTCCAGAGCACGGAATCCAGGAGTGTAGATTTGGTCGTTGCGAGATATAAGGAGAATCTGGAATGGCTCAATAATTACAAAGACAGCCGATTCCAGAATGTGTTTATTTATAATAAGTCAGATTCGCCCGTGGAAGACTGTGTGAACGAGTATGCGAATTGCGTCATAAAGACGCTGCCAAACGTGGGAGTGTGCGACCACACGTATTTATACCATATTATAGAGAACTATGATAGCCTCGCCGACGTCACGGTGTTTGCGCCAGGTTCTGCGGATTTAGAGTACAAGGCGAATGTATTTAAAACAACGATTGATAAAACAATGACCACAAAAGATTCTGTCTTGAATGTCTATAAGTTTGATATTGATGCCGATAAGGCAATGTATAATTTTAGAATGATAAACTACATTCCATCAAGTTCACATAACAGGGATAGAAATGACTTTAAGAATGTTCCTGCATCACCCACACCCTTTGGAGTTTGGTATAGAAAACATTTTCCGGAAGTGCATACACCCTATTCATCATTCTTAGGAATTTTCGCAGTATCAAAGGAGCACGTACATCAACGCCCGAAATCCTTTTATAAAGAAATGATAAACCAAGTCAATACGAATACCTTTCATGAGGCATCACATTTTATAGAGCGGGCATGGTTTAGCATTTTTTGGCCTGTGCCTGAGAAATGTATCCACGTTTCACCTGTAATAACGGATTTAATTGATAGAACTGGCGCATTCAGAGATGTTAGGATGGTGGAAGGATTCCAAGATGATACTGTGCCCACGTTTCATATTCTCATAGCAACTGCTGGAAGGCCTACATTAAAAAAGCTTTTAGATAGTTTAAAGGGCGAATTGACAGATAGTGATGCGATAACGATTGTATTTGATGGACCAGGTGCAAAAGAAAAGTCTGGATATGATGAGTCCTGGTTTTCTCGCCATATGTCGCAGCACACCGTTATCGTTCAAGACCCGAATTTAGGCGCAGGTATTGGAGGAGAACCAATTCGGACAAAATATCAAACTCTACTTACACCTGAAACGACGTATATAATGCACGCCGATGACGACGACGAATATATTAAAGGCTCTTTTGAAAAACTGAGAAATATGTGTTCAGACCCCGAAGTTCTATATATAGCAAAAATGAGGTATTCCGATAAGCCAGGCTTAGTTGTACCCAGCCAGAATACAGAAATTGTGCAAGATGATATAGGAACACCAAATGGGATAATCCCGTTTCATTCCGCAGGTAAGGTTAAGTGGGGTATGCGTTACGGCGGTGATTTTGACTATTATAATGCGTTAAGTAAGATGGTAGATAAAGTTGTATTTTTGGATCTTATTATTTATACGGTTTTTAGAAGGTAATATCTCATACTGAATATTTTAGTACGTTATAAATAGAATGAGGAAACGTGATAAAAGAGTATTGTATACTCTTTTACTGCTGTTTGTACTCTTGTTGATTTTGTATCTACAAAGAGCATACACGCACGAGAATTTTCAACAAGCGAGTCCCACATATACAATATATGTATTGTGGACGGGAACAAATGAAATGAGCGAATCCCGCAAAGATTCACTTGTGAATTTGAAAGGGGTTTCAGAGTGCAATGTCATACTGATAACCCCCAGCAATCTATCAGACTATATAAAACCGGAATATCCTCTACATGAAGCGTACCAATATCTTTCAGAAACACATAAAGCGGATTATTTAAGAACGTATTTGATGAATTTCTATGGAGGCGGCTACAGCGATATCAAGAAAACAACCGGTTCATGGAAATCATCATTTAATGAATTAGAAAAAAGTGATAAATGGATATGTGGCTATCCAGAAATTGAGGGTGGCGTTGGGTATGAACCACTGAATGATCATTGGAGGGAGTTAATTGGAAATGGTGCTTATATATGTAAGCCAAATACCCCTTTAACGAATGAATGGTATAATAGCATGATAAGCCTGCTTGACTCCAAGTTGGAGCAACTAAAAATACATCCCGCATCATTTCCACAGGATTCCGCCGAAAAAGGTACAGGATATCCCATTGGATGGACCGAAATGCTCGGGAAGATATTTCACAAAGTCGTATACAAATACAAAGAACGTGTTATGAATACGCTTCCCGTCTCTGTATTTACAAACTATCGGTAAACATCGCCCTTGGTTGAATGGATTTGAACGAGACTTGCTTCCTGAAGAGTTGGCAAAATACAGAGCGTCTCAGAAATCGTCTACATGGACTCAATAAAATAACCGTATAATTGAATATGAATGCGGAAGAATACTAAAAGAATATACTATGTCGTTTCAGTATTCTGTATAATGTCTAGTACTAAAGTTAAGTACTCCCCATAGATAAAGCCACTATGTGGCCTTATGATATTGGAGTGACTTAATCTTTTCGTTCTAGCCATCAGAGCCAAGTACTTAAATTAAGTACTTGGCGGTAATACAATGTAAAGGATGTTGTGTTTTAGATATTCCTATTTATAGGATTATACGATAATGAGATAACCCCAGGTTCCCATTATAGTTAATTTCATACAAATATTTTATTTAGGTATGATTTTATTTTGCCCTATAATACCACCAATGCTATTAACCAAATTATCAGTGTCTACCCCATTCGGAAATGCAATAAAGTTTCTACAGTCGGGTCTCCCCCCTGTAACTTCATCAATTAAAAATACACGGTATTGTTTTTCATTTAAATGTCTTATTATTGTGTTGAAATCATCTGTTTCTATATGCTGCTCAAATGCTATTATTGGATTATACTCATCTACTATTTTAGAACTTCCTTGTATTACTTTAAATTCCATTCCTTCTACGTCTAAATGAATAAAACCGATATCTTTAATTTTTCCAGTTTCATACAGATAATCTAAAGAGACTGCGTTTACTTTATGTTTACCGTTGATTCCCGCATTTCCATTTACAAAAGAACAATGCTCCATATTATCATTGGTAGATAAAGTTTCATTAACATTACTTATCGCGTACTCTAGAACAGTTACATTTGTTACGTTGTTTAATTCAGACATTTTTCTTATAAAATTACAGTTATCTGACGAAGGGTCTATTGCATACACAGTACCATCTATATTCATCGCCCATGGAATACTATTATCACCAATCCAGGCCCCTAAATCTATTATGTTATTTTCTATAGTTCCATTATTGATTAGGAAGGTGATAATTTTTCTAAATAATACTTCGTTATTATCTCTGGTTTTAAATTGAGTGGAATATTTATGGTCCATCAATAAAACAGAAACATTATTATCATTTGTAAAAATAGCGGATTCTGCAAATTGTTCTTTGGTTTTATCTGTATTAATTATCATATAATAACCAACTATGACTACAAATGCTATCAAAATGACTACTTTGATAAGTTTTGAACTGTTAAGTCTACCCTTTAAGCGCATTATATATTATACAAAGATATTTATAGTTCCAACCCATCTCGTATAAACCCCTCCAAAAAAACATCAGGCCGAAGTATGCCATACGAATTCAACGAGAAGGTAGCGACGCCTCTGTGTGAAATTATGGGGCGTAACAAGAGCGATAAGGGGCACATCAATATCCAGGATGTAAAACACAATTATACAACGCTGTATCACAGTCTTTTCAAGGACCTTCAGTTGAAACCGGTACGCATTTTTGAATTGGGGCTGGGCACGAATAATGTACATATGCCGTCCAGTATGGGCGCAGATGGTCGTCCCGGAGCATCCTTGTATGGCTGGGCGGAGTATTTCCCGCAGGCCAAGGTCTACGGCGCAGATATTGATACGGCTATCCTATTCAATACGGAACGTATCAAGACCTTTTTTTGTGACCAGACGAATATCCACATAATTCAGTACATGTGGAAAGAGGCCGAATTACAGGGTGAATTTGATATCATCGTAGAGGACGGTCTACATGAATTTAGAGCGAACGTATGTTTCTTCGAGAACAGTATACACAAATTGGCGCTGAACGGATATTATATTATAGAGGATATTATCCGAGATGATATACCGAAATTCATGAACACACTCAATATCTGGAGAGAGCGCTGCCCGAACATGCATTTTGAGCTCATTACGATTCCGTGCAAGATAAACGAGTATGATAATACTGTGCTAGTTGTCAAACGATTTGCTTAAATTGTTATATTAAGCTAAAAGAATCTGATAGTACTGCGACATAAATTTACTAGCACCTGCTAAAATTTCCCGTCCTTATCATATCTTATGACACAGAAGAATTTGGTAGAGGCGGTCGAGCAGAAATCACATTGAAAATACATAAAGAACCATACAACATACTACATAGAATGCTATATCCGATAACATTTTCTATTCCCGCATGTAAAGTAGTAGAAGAAATTCCGGAAAAAACAAAATTACTCTCTAGCATAATTCCGGGAGACGGCACAACATACATATTCAAAACAGAAGAGGCATACTATAATGAATACAAGTCATCCATGTTCGCAACAACTACAAAAAAGTCAGGATGGGACTGTATGCGGCACTATGAAATTATAGCAAACGGGTGTATCCCGTACTTTCCGAACTTAGAGGACTGTCCTGTAAATACGATGGCTCTTATGCCAAAAGAACTGATGTTGGAGGGGAATGCTATGTATATTAAATTCAGTAAGTCTTCTGAACGAACAACTGAGGAACTAGAAGAGTATACGAACTTGAATTTGAAATTGATGAAATTTCTGAAGGCCAATTTAACAACACTGGCAATGGCAAAATACGTATTAGAGCGCACACGGTTTAGTAATGTTTCAAGTGTTCTGTTCCTATCGGGTAATTTATACCCAGACTATATGAGATGTCTGATGTTGCATGGCCTCAAGGAATTACTTGGCGCAAATTGCCACGATTTTCCAAAAGTATCTCATATGTACAGGGGTGAAAATATAGATTATACGAAATTGTATGGTATGGGTATGAGTTACTCGAACCTATTGGAACAATATTTACATGATACGACAAGAGATGCTACGGTTGAAGAGGATATTCGTAATAAGCGATACGATATTATCATATATGGATCCTATCATAGGGGGTTGCCGTTTTATAATACTGTATATGAGTCCTATAAACCGAACCAGGTAATCATGTTATGCGGCGAAGATATACATAATTGCGTTTTAAAAGATGCTTTCATATCAAGAGGGCATCATATTTTCATTAGAGAGATGTGATTTCTACTGAATTTGGTCAGAAACAAATTTATATATTTGGTATTAATAGAGTGTATGAAATTAGTAACAGTCGCTACACACAGTGAAAGATACTTTCCATATCTTAAACTGAGTGCGGAGAAGTATGGGCATGAGCTCGTGGTTCTAGGCTGGGGTGAAAAGTGGAAAGGCTTCGTATGGAGATTTGAATTGATGCGAGAGTACTTAAAGGGCCTAGACCCAAATGAGATTGTATGTTTTGTAGATGCATTTGATGTAGTTATATTACAGGACCCCCAAACTATAGAGGCGAAATTTCTCAAGCATATTAAAGGGGATAAAAATAGGATACTTATATCCAGAGAAGAGTATTCACATAAGCCCGTAGAAAATGGCTTTTTATTATTTTTGCAAAGTCTAGTGTTTACTAAATGTAAAAACGAGTATATAAATGCTGGGACGTACATAGGGGTTGTGTCAAACTTAGTAGACCTTTTTCAAAATATGTGTGATGAATTCAAGTGTGCACCAGACTCTGACGACCAGCGAATGATACAGGAATATTGTAAAAAGCACAGCTCTAAATTTATAATTGATACGAACTGCGATGTATTCTTAGTTATAAACAGCACAGTATCATCTATAAAACCGGGTGAGTATGATATCAAAATTAATAACGGAACACTCTCCTATAAAAACAATACATATCCCAGTATAATTCATGCGAATGGCTATACCGATATTGATTATCTAATAGCAGAACTTGGATATGATACAAGTATATTTAAAGCAGACGGAGAAAGTAAGTCACATTTTGTTTGGAAAAGTATTATGCACTACACACCTATAGTGTTTGAAAGATTCTGGCTATTCATACTAATTACTATATCAGTATTGATATATGCATATAGACTGAAAGTTAAGAGTCTATTTGCCCCAGGTTTCAGAAAGAGGACCACTATAAGAAAGGGGTAGAGATAGTGAATAGCAAACAAGGAAATCACATTGGATATAAATATCCAATATTGAAAACTTGTTTTTCAATGTGATTTCTACTGAATTTGGTCAGAAATAAATTTATAAGCGGAGAACTCTTATCTGTAATAGCGCTAAAAGAATCTGATAGTACTGCGACATAAATTTACTAGCGCCTGCTAAAATTTCCCGCCCTTATCATATCTTATGATACTGGCGCAAGATTTGCGAATATTTGTGAATTTTATGT